GATTATAAAAGACATATATGAGATGTCATTACAATGACAATGATCTAGTATATGAAAAGACTTTATAAGAGAGATAGTAAGAAGACAAGTCATATACTGAAAAGCTTTTAAAATCGATCTATCAAAAAACAAAATAAAAGAGTAGAGGGATATTCCCTCTACTCTGCTAAGTATATAGGTTTGTCTCTAATGTACTAACTGATTAGAATGACTGCTCCCGTCGAAACCAACTAATAGTCTTTTGAATTCCTCCTAGCTCAGCGATCATCCTCCTATTGGGTAGATCAGGTATATTTTGTGAAGATCTCAATAGTTCAGATAGTCTATCATACTCATCTGTATCGTACTTACAGAGTTGATCTAATCGGGTTAACTTTCCATCAGTATCTCTTGAGAGTAGGCTACTCATTGGATATGTAGGATACTTAGTACTGACATATGTAACTAGTATATAGTCACTCTCTAGTACTCTGTATGATACGAATATGTCTGGTATAAATGATAAGATATCTCGTAATTCATCCTGAGATACTAGATTCTCGTCAGTGAGAATCTCTAACCCAGCCGCGTCTGTGATATCTAGATTTTCTAATTTAGATTTAATGTATATACCTAAGGTAGTCAGTGATAGATATAAGTGTCCATCTGACGATTTATTAGGGATGGTGAGATTCCATGGTACAATAGGTAGACTAACTATGGTCGATAGTTTAGCATCTTTATATATCTTATTCAGCTTCTTAGGTTTTAGAGTACAGGCTCTGATAAATTTCTTTTCGGTATCAGTCAGTGAGCTTAGGATCAGTTCAAATTGACCTGGTAGTAACTGCATGATGAAGTACCTTTCATTTGATATATGAATTACATACAACTAGTATAATCATGTACTAGAATATTCTTTTCTAGTCCCCATGACTTAGCTAACTCTAGGGCTTCTTCTTTTGTATCTCTATCGGCGACACAAGTAATACCGCGTTGGGGTAGATGAATAAATACACTATAGTAATCTGGGGTATCTTTATCTGATGTACATGGTTCAGTAGTCTCACCGAGATCTTGAGTGCCCCATACTTCTAACGCATCGACATCCGTCCAGTTTATATCTTCATCAGTCCACTCATAGGTACTTTTTGTAGTAACTGTGGTAGATCCATGTGTTGAGCCCTTTTCTGGGATAGATTTTTGGTACTCGACAATAGACTTGACTCCGCCATCCAACAGGTGATATCGGATATCGGCTCCTGTCATAGGTGTGAAGTAATCTAGAGCATATTCACTAGGATCTAGATCGAATAGTAAAGCCATCCTCTCAAACTCAGATTTATCCAGTAGACCTAGCTCGACTTTCAGATCAAACCTACCTCGGCGTAGTAACGCTGGATCTATATTTTCCACATGGTTAGTCGTAGCGATTAGGCATAGTCCATCTGGTGTCATAAGTCCATCGAAACAATTCAGTAGTGTGGATAGACTTACATTCTTTTTGGTAGTGGACTTATCGTCGTTTTCTCTATTACCTACTCCAGCTCCAGTAGCATCGATATCTTCTACTACTACAATTGCGTTGGAGAATTCTTTATTCGAGAATAGGTGAGTCAATTGTTCATCTGTCAAAACAGCTGATAGATTTAGATTATAGATATCTCGATCCAACTCAGATGCCAGCGCATGAATCAATGAACTCTTAGCACATCCTGGCTTACCTGAAAGTAGGATACCAGTACGATTAGGTAATCCTTTATCACGAGTCCAGTCTGCTCGTTTCTCAAACTCTCTGATGTGATTTATAACAAGGTCTACCTGACTATCTGGTAGGATGATACTGTTGATAGGCCGTTTAGTGATTTTATCACCCGACGACCATCCATCTTTGGTATTCGAATACACAATGATAGTCTTAGTAGTACTCTTCTCATATTCTACATGATTCTTGATATCTAAGAACAATTGGTTAATAATAGGTTTACTGAAAGTAACAAATCTACAGATAAGGTGCTCTTTGAATGAATCGCCATTGTTGTTAGACTCTAAATTTTTGTATATGAATACGATATGTCCTTTGTAATATCCTATATGTTTACCATAACCAATCTGACAACCTTTTAGTTTCTTAGCAGTAGTTATCCATCTTTCATTACCAACCGCTCTTTTGATGTAACCTTCTTCTGACGATAGTGAGTATTTTCTAGTGAATCGTTCATTGACTACTTTATTAGTGATAAAATCACTTATATCTTGATATCCAGATTGATCGCTGTTAATACGAAGATCGATTGTAAATATATGAATGATCTTATCGGTTAACCATCCTGGAAATCTACGCAATAGATACATCAAACCAGCGGCTGGCGCTGCGATTAACGATGCTTGTGAGAATTGATTATTCTTTAATTGATCTAATACAAAACTAAATATAGCCATAATCAAACTCCTAGTTAATGTCATTCTAGTAATATAGTGTTTCATCGCCGATGAGTGAATATCGCAGGTATGTGATTTACTATGAACATAGTTATGTGTGAGAGTATTGGAGATGCCAGATCATATCGATTCGTTTACTCATGATGGATTAGCGTATAATTTGACTACAGTCAGAAAGCTATTAAGAGATCATAAATCTGTTCTATTACCTATAGACTCACTCTTGTGGATACATAACCACGATACTCCCAGAGAAGATAGAGTAGTTAAAGCCAAACTAAGATATCCTCTGATAGTCGCTAAATGGAATGGTAGGTGGGTAGTCGTGGATGGAATACATCGTCTGGAGAAATATAGACGATTAGGTATAACAGTCATACCTGTCAAAGAAGTCACGGGTGATATTCTCAGTATATCCTTAATTAAAAAATGAAAGAGTAGAGAGGAGGCGTGAGCCTCCTCTCTATCTCATAATCAATTACTACCACTAAGTCTAATACCTGACACTGGTACTATCCCAGTGCGCACATATTCTTTGAACATACTCTTCTGATCAGCCTCAGCTTCTTCTACGGTGGTAAATGAGCCTAACTGTACAGTCAGTCCCCTACAGTTTATACTGGCGCTGTACAGTCCATTGGGTAGTCTATCTATACCTTTTGGTAAAGGATTGATAGTGTATCCTCGGGTCCTCCTAAACAGACTATACTCTGTTTTGAGAATAACTCTCAGATTGGCTGGTTTAGTATTTGTGAAATCGAAGTCTATAGGTACCACGATCTCATCATCACCTGGTTTACTACCAGTGTGGAAGTACCATGCTAACCATAATAGTTCACAGTTTATTTTCTTAGGTACGTGGATTACATATCGCTTACTACTGAAGCTATGCATCAGGTAGGCACTGCCATCTGGAGCAAATTTAGAACTAGGAGTAGGTTTTGTTCTAAAGAACTTACCAGTCTCTGGAAAGAACTCTAGATGTTCTTTTAGATAGTCCAGTGTCACATTGTCTTTTGTAATCCGCTTTTCAAGGACAGTCGCCATATAATCTCACTAATTAGATATCAGATGAGTAAGTGAACTAGTTACTTTCAGACTTTACCTTATAAAAACATAGCACCATTTTCGGTACATACCAAGTCGTTCGATCCTGTATGTAGGATATAATTACCTTTCTTATCGGTCGGTACCATAATCATGTCATCATCACTGGGAGTTTTGTTGTTCGATAGAAAACGATATCCACCCCCTTTGATAGGACGAGTCATACTCGTTTCATAGCTGGTTGGTTCACCTTTATTTGTAATCGAATATGTTTCATTTACTGGAGTACTAGATTTACGATTGACGTATTCATCAATGGCGATCCTAAATGATTTATCACCATTTAGACATTTGACCATAAAGAGTTCAGTGGTCAGTGGATCAGTACCAGAATTAGTAGTACCTCCTCCTGTATTATCCAACGCATTCTGAGGAGCTACTTCTGCAGCTGTATGAGTCGATACGAGTGGGGGTTCTACCATAGGTACTACTGTAGTAACCTTAGGATGATCTCGCTGATAGATCATTGTGGTCATCACCCCCACTAAGATAGCTAGAACAGTCGCAATAAAGACTAAGATGTTGTTTTTAGTGATCATGATTTTATCCTTCAAATTAAAGACGTCTAGAGAGGGTCGTGAGACCCTCTCTATTGAGTTTATGGTGTGTTGGTAAGGTTAGTCTAATAGCGAGATAAAAGCTCTGTAGGAGCTTTAAAAACGATTCTAGATATGTCTTATTTATTAGTCCGCTTCTGTACTGACACATTTCCGGTGTTTATGTATTCTTGAGCAACTCGGTCGTATACTTTATTTCCCTCGAGATAGTTCTCGAACTCTCCTAGATATAATTTCACCATACCCATCTGAATAAACATCTTCCATTTGCCATGTAGTTTAGCCACTATGATCTTTGGAGGTCTACTACAACATAGATCAGTAAAGTAAGTAGGCTTACATCGGTTATCCAGATGTAGATTACTGAACCTGATATCGAGGGAGTTGTTGTTTTTGAAGATTACCTTTTGATGTTCTTCAGGCGTATGTCCGGTGGTATATAACCAAGCTAGATTTTCTGCACTATGGTGTCTATTATTTAACCAAATGAAGACGCGCGGGCCGGTCACAGTACCGGTGGGTTTATCGCTAGTACTACCATTGGTCTGTAGTCGGAAGAATAGCCCTGTAGCTCTGTCGTACTCTAGATCCTCTTTTAGACGGGACTGAGTCAACTCGTCGATGGGGGAGTTTTGAATGACCATTTATCCATCCCATGTTTATCTAATTTAGATTTATCACTGATCACGACCATCTTTCTTGATGGATCGGAGAACATCGCCACCCATTGATCCACCATAGAAAACATTGAGACACTGTCGACTACTCGTTGGATTCCGAATAATCCCAGCGCATCTGAGTTTATAACAATATTACTACTAATCCTACCGAAAAGAGTACCTCTGATGTCATAACAGATATTCACAATTCTGTTTTCTAGCATGAATTCTTGTAGTAGCCCACTAGTGGGAGTTGTTCCGAAAATTGTACTCCTCAGGTTAGATAGAATATATTGATTTTGATTCAAGATAGAATCATCGATTTTAGTGGATAACCATTTGTCCAATGAATCTTTATCCCAGAAGAAATAATACTCGCTGGATGTAATTGGATTACTTCTGTAAATCAAGATACCGTGATATTTCTTATCGGCTACCACGAGTGAGATGTGAGTATAATCATACCCCAGCGATTTGTATGCGTATGCGAAATGTCGACCAGATAAACTTGTCTTCGGACTGTATCTGATGGTAGTCCATCGAATTGTATTTAACACATGTTCAATATGAGAATACAATGCATCCTCTTTAGTGACTACTGTAGGCTTACGCTCAAACACTACGGTGGAATCTACACCGAATGCGGCCCCACTGTCGTAGTAGTCGCGTAGCTTACTGATGATGCGCATAAGTATCTCCTAAACTAGATTAGTATCTTTTTTACCAATCGATGTCACAACTGAGCAGATCGCGGATACCACTATGGACCTGACCACTACGTAATCCAACGATAGAGGCGTCTCGCCTGTTTACAAAGTTTCCATCGGATGTGATGAATCCATGTTTATCATTACGTCTTTCTTCATATGGTTTTTCATAGCCTAGCGATTGACGTAGTTCGGAGTGAGTCCTGAAACCACTGCGAAGGACCCCTTCTCGGTCTATGATCGCACATTTGACTAATCTGGGTATAGATACATCTACTCCGACTGCGATGGTGGGAGTAGGATCACTGTCACGTAGTCCGGGATTAGTCTTGTCCACTATATCGAGGAGCGGTATATCAATCCGTTTACTTAGTACGCCTTTTTTCTTTTTGAATAGGTTCTCGGTGTAATTTCCCATATTAAGTATCCCGAATCATGAATGACATGGTTTCGATGTCTGAGTCTAACTTGTGTAAAAATTCTTCTGCTTTTGTGAGTAGCTGCTCTTTATTGGTTAACTTCGTAACCTGATGATTATACGAGAGAATATTACCTATCTGTTTTGTACGAGTTGTGTTTTTCTCACGTATACTTTCGATAAGTAATTTCTTGAGAATTAGTCTATATTTTTCTATCCTATCTGGTTCTGATTGTTTTATACAACGATATAGTAGGTTACCCAGATTATTTATTTTATTTGTCTTCGAGAGCTGATGAGTGAAGTTACCCATAGTCAATTATCCATCGTTGTTTTTCAGTTCAGCCTTAGCTGCACGAGTGTATTTATCGAAGAACTTATCGATGCGTACTTGGGCATCATCTAGGTCGGCTCGTACAAATATGGTGGAGTTACATACCCATCCAACAATTTCTGGATTACTCAGTTGTAGAATCAATCTATCTGGACTGTCTAGAGTCACTCTATGATAATCTTTCTTAGTGATATTTTCAGACGTCGTCATCCAAATGACTTCGGCGGTTTCTTCGAGATAGGGTTCGGCAGTCTCTCGAAGGACCACTCGTTTAGCGCGAATGTTGTTATTAACAAATGCTTCGGCAATCGATACCATATGTTTACGGTAGTCTAGACATGTTGGACTGATATCGTCATCAGGGTACTCATGAACAAAGCCATTTACGTCGTCTTTTCGCAGTAGTAGAAAACCCATAAGTAATTCATCCTTTGATAACTGATGCGATTCTTTGGCAAATTAATGATATAGTGTTTCATTTTTAATGATAGATTGGTAATCATCTATAGTTTGATCGAGTGTCTATATGGAAATTAAATATGACAGTGAATATTTTTAAAGTAGGTGATAAAGTACAACGTACATCCTCTGGTAGTTATATCTTTCCAGGAGTAGTGATCGGAGTATCTCCTAAACTTAATGGCACCACTATCCTCTACACTGTGGAGTGCATTGCCCCTGGTGTGACTGGGATGGCTCACGAGTTTACTGGAGCTCATCTAGAGTACATGACTCCACAGACAGAACATGCCGTAGAATCGGCTAGGAAGGCTTTTGAGGAGGTGTACGATGTCAAAGACTCAGTATGACCGAAAAATAGAAGTACTCGCTAAAATAGCTCATGAGGCCAATAAAGCCTATTGTGAAACTCAAGGAGATACTTCACAGGCTTCTTGGGATGACATCGACGAAGAACATAAAGATTCAGCTAGAGATGGTGTACGAAGAATCTTAAATGATCCCAATACTACTCCACAAGACTCCCATCAAAATTGGATGGATTGTAAGAAGAGTCAGGGCTGGACCTACGGCGAGACTAAATGCCAAGACAAGAAAACTCACCCATCTATGAAACCTTATGTAGAACTCAGTAGTGTGGAAAAGTTTAAGGATGCATTATTTCATGCCATCGTTAAGTCGTACATAGACTACATAGTCAAGTGATCATAGTGAGGAGGGCTGACGCCCTCCTCACTATACTTAGTTTATTTAAACTTTATTTTTTGCTTGATTCCATAGCGTCAGTGCTAGACCAACAATCGCACCAATTAGCTGAAGTACCATTGATACAAGCGGTTTAGTGCCTTGGATCGACGTGATATATTGCGATACAGTAGGCTCAATGATTGGCCAGATGATCGAGAGTATCAACATCGGTAGACCGGCCCAAGTCGAAGACTGCTTGGCCTGACGGACCACCCATGCTACAAATGAAGAATATACCCCGCCCCACCACAAAACAGCTTTACGTAAAAAATTCATAAGTCACCTCTTTACCAGTAGTGCTTATACAAAAAATACAAGCCCATATGATCAGTAACTTTATAAATATCATCACTGATAAAGTGAGTAGGTAACACTACCTGAAGACAGGTTAATCAGCAGATAATAAGTCAGACTACCGCTCTCAGGACAATCGACATCTTCATTGACGATAGTTCCAGTAGTGTTACTGGCATTATACAGATAAAGCTGATTGCCGACTACTGTGATAGGTAGTTTGGTAACGCCGCCATCGGCAGAACGCAGTAGTTGTACACTACCAGTGGCTGCTGCGCCAGTAGCTGTCAGATAAACGACTCTACCTACCTCAGGGACGAATGGTCCAAACAACGTCTGGCCTGATCCAGATGTCACAGTACCATTGATCTGAGCTGATGTAGCGGGATCCATTTTTCTAACCATAGGAAAACCAGAAGGCATGATTGTAACTCCACTAAGATGTTAGTCTAATAACGCGGTGGTCTATAGATCATAAGATTGATCTGAATCTATCGTACCCTCAAAAAATAAAGTAGTGGATAGAGGGGCTAGCTAGCCCCTCTATCCTTGTGAAACCACCATCAATCACAGACTAAGCATGAATCACTGTATTCATTTTGACCATGAATTCGAAATCATTCAGTGCAATATTGATAGCTTTATCTATCGTACCATCATCATCATGTATATCTATAGAGATATCAAAATAAGCACACTCGACTTCATTTAGGAATTTACGTCCACGTATACTTACATCCGCAGACTCATGACATGAGCCGATGAGTATTTCATCGATCTGATAATTATCAGGATCGGACGTATTGATCTTCTGGATAGCCCGAGTGATATTCTCGTAAGCCACGATTAGACTAGGTACATTTTTCGTATCATGTAATCTAGGCAGCCTCATAAATGGGATCAGCTCACCATCATCTCGCTCATGTATTTCATTCAGCTCAGCTCTTAGTTCTTCTAGAAGCTCACTGGTAACCGACCGAAATGATTCGATGTTGGTTGGAAGAATATACCCACCATCGCGAATGGATAGTAGATATCTCGACTCAGAGTCGTAACATGACTGACTGGGTCCTAGAGAGAGTCGAATGACCCCATCACTGTTCTGCGACAGGCTATACCACCACCCTGATAATTCTCGCTCGATCTGATAGATGGTGTGTACTACTTCGTTATATCCTAGTAACGGAAAAGATGTGATCATAGTACTTCCTTTTGAATATTAACCTAATCTTACGTGACATTTGTATTTGGGTTTAGCAGCGTTGAATGTATGGGCGGTCCCACCAGTAGCCAAACCGACATGAGTTGCTGTCGCAGTGGACTCGACTATCCTTAGACTCCAGATACCCTGGTTAGAATCGTTGTGACCGAATGTAAAAGCTATCAGTACGCCTCCAGGTGATACTGATTTAGCCACCTCGAGATTTCTGACAAAGAAGTTACCAGTACCAGGGACTAACACAGCTCCCATGTTTCGTACTTTAATCAGTTCTTCTGAGGTTTTTCTACCTAACTTCTCTGAGAACAATCTATGATAATAATTAGCTGTACCTGCAGTACTATTAGACTTCCCATTGGTTCCAAAATAAATACCGTTATCATCTATATCGGAAGGTAGATACAGAGTTAGGTTTTTAGCAGGTATTAATCCTCTTAATACTAACTCCACCGGGATGTGATCTGCCCATGCTGCTCCTCCCGATATGAACTTAGAAGTACTCATATCGACGTGTAGTCTAGTCAGTATCTTACCGACACTTTCTACCATCCTATCAAAATGATCGCTAGTTAACTTGGATCCATCTGCTTTTCGTCCAGCTGTACCGATAATTGCTATACTAGTCGATTCCATCATAGTCCTCCTTTATAAAAAAAAGAGGATGATAGTCCTCTTTTATAATCTACCCAAATCGGCCATGACCAGTTTCCTGATTCGCATACTCTATAGCGTTTTTGATTGCTTCTTTTTGGCTAGGGTATTTCTTCTTAGCTACGCCCAAATCATCGACTGCCATCATAATTGCATCATAAGCTTCTATATCACCATGAGCTAAATGAGTTTCAGCACTCTCACGCATGTATGATTCACGACTCATTAGTTCACTCCTAAGTAAGAGGATAGAGGGAGGTGACACCTCCCTCTAGTTTAGTTAATTGGACTGTCCTGTGAACACACGTTTCCAGAACCCACCACGAGTAGACTCGCCTTTGTGATACTTAGCGATAGCCGACTTTAGATAGTCATTGACCTCGGCCAGTTTGAGGATCGACAGCGTCGCTGCATCACCATTGCTGCGGATAGGTTCGACCATACGAGTAGAGACTTCAAACATCTCACCGCGGAAATCATATCCTTGAGGTACTTCGAATTGATAGGTCTTGACCAGATTGAGCATGACCGACTTGAGGTATGTGGAATTGGCCACTACATCTTGGATCAGAGCGATATCGTCTGGATGTAGGAGTAGCGTGTGACGCTGATTATATTTTTGAAGAAATACAGTCATCAGAGTGAGATCATTCGAATGATATTCGAAATGCTCTTCGAACGCTACTGCATCTGGAGTCTTGAAACCATAAATGGAACTATCGTTGTTACGTTGCATCATGTTAATAGACCTTTCTAGTGGGGACATTCCATTGACTTTGGAGAGTAGTTAAATAGATATTCACAAAACGAGATAGCGCTCTCCAGTGTATCAGCGATGCACATATGACCAGAGTGGTGTATGTAGTGGATACCTTCTACACCAGTTTTCTCATATATCACATCAGTACGAGTACCCAACAGAGTACTCGGTATGTTAGTCTTATATCGCGTAAAGCCGGTACCTCGGATAGGATTAATTATGTATCGATAAGTTGTGTCATCTACATACTCCTGTACTGGATGGATCACGAAGTGTGCTGTATCTAGATCTCCAAAACTACCATGAGGTATAGTAGTCGGGGAGATCATGATTCTATCGTCATGAGTGAATTGTTTTGCTGTATAATAATACTTAGCTTTAGCTATGATAGACTCAGCTGCATGAAAACATGCTCTTTCTAATAAATTAGAAATAAGAGCGACTGTCTCATTAAACTTCCTATCGCACACCACTTTCGTATTCTCAGAAGAGATAGGGCGCATATTGGCTACTAACTCTGAGATTACAGTAGGACCAGCTATATCACCATTGTCCACTAAGTCGATAGGATGTATCCATCGGTTCTTGATGACACTTGCTACTTCCTCTAGGAGGTGAATGGTTTCATTACCCTCTTTAAAAGTAGTAGGTATGTTAATGGCCGTTAAGTACGCTCGATAATAATGACGCCATATAAGGCCAGCACTACTCAGTCGGTGTCCGTCATCATCTCTAGGAGTATCAGCCATATGGTGATCATAACGTCTGGTGGTGTGATCATACACATCTCCCACATCGACTACGAAATCAGCTGTATCTAGTATAGCTTTATCCCGACTACGTATAATCTCATGATTCTTGAAGATAGTGGTCAGGATTGACACAGCTACGATTTCATCTTCGTGCCAGCGGCCAGAATGACTTGCTATTTTTATTAAAGGGATATTCATGATTATGTTCCAATTACTCTACTACATATCAGTAATATAGGGACATCTCATCTTTGAAATTGGTTAGTATGGAACAGTGACTTTTTCTACCATGTCATGATGGGTTGTATTATAAAAATTAAGTATCATCCCCATTTAAAAATATATAGATTATCATGTGAGAGTACTTGTTCTTTAACCGTTTATTTTTGTACCGGAGAGTCTACTATGTTTCATGTATCATTGTCACTTGGGTTTATGATTTTCCTAGCATTAATTGTTGTATGGATGATAGGTCTTCCTCATTGTAAACAGGCTTTCCTTATAGCTAAAGCTAGTACTGAAGACGATGTGGAAAAGCTAGCTCGATATCTAGCTAGTAAAGCCTGTAAAGAAAAGACATGTGTGGAATCTGTATGGCAGATGTTTATCCCAGCAGCACATAAACTCGTGGATGACTATAATACCAAGCGATGTGATATCCTGGACATCCAGCATAATCTATTTACACAGCACTGATGGTTATATGTAGAGACCCCATCTGGGGTCTCTACATATGCAAATATTACGATACAATTTTACCCATGGTAATACCAGTTTGATCCATATATTTACCACCTCTGGTACTATATGGAGTCTCACATTTATCACTGCCTTTTAAGAAGACAAATTGGGCAATCCCTTCGTTTGTATATACTCTAGTGGGAATAGACGAATTGTTAGTGACTTCCACCACCAATTGTCCGCGCCACCCTGGCTCCATCGGTGTTACCAAAACATGGATAGACGACCGGGCGTATGTGGATTTCCCCAGACATAGAGCTATTACGTCATCTGGGATATCAAAGAACTCGTTGGTATATCCCAATGCAAATCCATGTGGAGGTAGGATGAAACTATCTCCTTCTACTTCATAGAAAAAATCAGGGTTTGGATTCTTGGGATCCAGTACAACACTATCTGATTTTTCGAACTCATCTACTTTTTTGAGCCATTCTTTCGCCTGCGTATCGTCGAATAGATCGATCGAATTTTCTACGCGATATTTTGCACTGAACTCGTCGACAATTGTCTGGGGGTCCTTGGCGATCTTTATTTTAGGAGCCAATGTCGCGTCATAGCCATACGACGATAGTCCATATGAAATGACTCCATGTTCTTTTAGCTTTTCGTTAAATGGAGTGATCATAGGTCTATCCGATTGTAAACATAAGTCTCTGATTTGATGATCAGCTAGTACACCGGGTAGAAAAGCGTTATTATTAATAGTCATATATGACTCCTTTTATCTAGTAGATTACTATATATTAATGGGGTTAGTAGCGATAATATTGATCAGACCCTTAGGGTAGTCCCCTATTTACCAAAAGGACTTATTTCTATGACCACAGGTATCAACGTCGAAGGCTTTGTCATAGACTCAGCTTTTGTCGATCAGTCTAAAGCTATCAATGGTATCTTAGTGGACGATAGTGTCAATGTAGCATCGCTTACTCAAAAAGCACTGAAGTACTTTAATGTACCAGAAGTATTTGCTGACACCAGACTCCCTAACACGCGTGATGTAAATTGGGTGGCTACCACTAATCCCAAAATAGTAGTAGACCAGACTAGCTTCGGTGATTTCATCACTACAGTCAATGCATTAGGTACTCCCATTACCCAAGGTCTTTTTAAGATCGTGGATAAACTAATCTTTAAATATAATTCAGCTGTATCTCACGCTACGCTAGAAACCTTTCTTACAACGGATGTCGCTACATCTGGTATTTATATACCAGGTACTTTTCAAGTAGCTACCAGGATACTGACTGATACGGTATATCTATCTCCTGGTATTACCAGCAGTGTACAAGTACCTGTGTTTGTAAGATTTTCAATCGTCGTACCTAGTGGTTCTACCACTAAACAATATGACCTTACTTTATTTGTAGCGGCTGATGAGTTTATTACTGGATACAGTGAATCTACTATCGTAGCTGTAGTACCCCCACTGTCCTATAACACTATCTACAGTGCATCATTGGTCGCAGCAGTAGACAATGTGTTTGCAACTGGTGTGATGTCTGCTAACCTCTCTTATAACACGTCTCATGTGGTGCTAGGTAACACTACTGTTTCTGGTATGGTGGAATACAATGTTATCCTAACCGATGCTAGTACTAACACTGTGGCTATACCTTTTAACATTTTGTATAAGGGTAGGAGTCCATCTGGTATCGAGATAAGGACGGCTGTACGCAATGCTGTCCTAGCTAGTGGGATCGGAGATCAGACTGGATGGAAATCTCGTATCCCTGGTCTGTTTGTATTAGGTAGGTTTTATATCATCCCACTGTGGGATAAGACCTATACTAAACCCGATCAAGTACTCTTCCCCAATATCACTAAGTTCTCAGACATGAATTCCAAGACTAATGAGATACTACAATCATTGGCATATGGCGATGTCAGTAGCTATATCGATGTATTTTCAGCATATTACAATAAGATGCTGTTAACAGCTGTACCAGATATGTCAGGTGCACTGAGTGTATATCATCTATCTCAGATTATACCTGATTATCAAGACTTCTCACCTACTGAAGATAACTATTCATACATGAATACGGTCACTAAGAATTTCTCATCGGCGGTGAATACTATTCTTGCGCTTGAGACTAATAATCAGACATCGACTTCGTATTACACGACTACTGAAAACCTACTCACGTTTTACTCATTTACTGTGGGTGAGTATGAGATGTGTGTTATCACGAAACTTTGCTATGACACTATCATGGAGAGTGTGGTATGATAGTACCGAGTGTAGGTACCACATGCGCATTTGTATTCACATCTAGGTTCACTATACTCGATGGAGTTTATAAGGTCAGAGCTGAAGTCACTTTTACCAATGCTATTTCCTCTGGTGTGGATTTTGTAGAAAATCTATACACTCCTGTAGGATTGAGTAGTGGTGACTTTAGTACTGACTATGCGTCATATACCAAAGATCGTGTGTTAGTATTAGAAGCCGTGGCTGATAGTACTAAAGTGTTTTACATCCCAGAATCTCTATTTGCTAAAGTACCAGATCCTACTATTAAAGAATACTATTCTTTAATCATGGTAGTCAATCTAGGAGTGCATAAAAACACTCAAGTAGTGATCCCGCTTATAGATTCCATAAAAGATACCGTGCAAGCTTCGCTGGGTGTAACTGACCCAGTTTATGTCGCTACTAATCCTGATAACAAGGTGTATCTCACAGATACTCAGTATCAAGCACTAGTAGTAGCAAGAGAGGCTAATGTACAACAACTAGTACCATTGAGCGTACAGCTCAAACAAGAGCAGGATAGAAATACCATACTAGCTACTAAGGTGGCTTACTATGAGAATCTTATCGCTCAATCACATGCTTAGTGATATCTCACTTATCGTTAAGCGGAAAGGATCCGTCACATGACGTCATATTCTATTCCTGACGTGACAGGTGTGAACCCTGATTACTTACAGGTCAATATCGGTTTTTATGTATATCAAGCAGGGGTGAAAATATCATTTGTTAATTCTCCTGTGTTTGCTGAATCCTTAGTAATTAAATTAACTGACAAAAGTGGTATCACATTAGACAGAGATATCGATTGGACAGTCAATACTGACGATATCGACCAGATGGCTATGTCTCAAGCTCATCTAAGTGATACTAACTTTACAAAAACACTCGTGAAGTCCATTACGCTCATCTCGAATAAGGCACTGCATAAAGCAGTCGCTATGACCTACCAGGAGTTCTATCTAACTGCGCCTGGTAGAACATTCGATGATGGACGACCTATTGAGTTCTCACCAGACATACTCAAACAGCTCATGAGTGGTCTTAGCGAAGTACGTCAACAACTAGCTGGAGTCACATCACCAGTCGCTACAACACTAGGAGCTCCAGCTCTACTACCACTTGATATCAATAAACAACTAATTGGTAATGTTATCACCAATGAAGTCACCACGGTGAACACGGTGGTTGGAGCTAAAGTAATTCGCCCACTACAAGGGGCATACTTTGCTGACTCACTAGTGCTGACACATGCTGGTACTACTCTCCAACCCACCACTGATTATATCCCTATAGTCACATCACCGATGACTAAACAATCCACTAATACTAGTGGTATTTATCAGTTCATCTTACTGGTAGGATCGTTCACAGGGGATATCACATATACGTATCATGCCCTAGGTGGTGAAGTACAACAAGAAGATATTAAGTCAGTATATCAGTCTATAGCTGCTGTACAGACATATCTTACTGATGGTGCTTTTATCACAGCTGATACGATTACCACGACACCATCATTTAGAGCTTTTAATGCTCGCCTAAATGCACTGGAGACTAACATGCGTACTTTACTAAGTGGAGCTCCTACATACGGAGATGCTACTGCTGGTATTACTACTACTCGAGCGATAGCTGCTAGCGACTCTAACTTCCACTGGTACAATATCGCTAAGCTCTATCAGGTCACTGGATCGACTGATATCGTCACAGCGGATCAGTTCAAGGGTCGTGTATATCTACCTGGTTCTAAGGTAGCCATTACGTTTACTGTGGACTTTAATTTGTTTCAGACTCGTAATACAGCATCCTTTAAGACTGAGTCATTGGTATTCGATCCTCTTTACACCCTATTCACTGACATCTCAGTTAGTGCTCCTGTGTACCCACAACTTCGTGTTGTTTGGAACAACGTAGGTGGTGTATTCTCTGGGGCACTACTCCAGTTCGGTATCCCATTGACCGCATTGAGTGATCAGATGGTAGTCGAAGATATGTCGACTACTGAATCATGTTGGGTACTAGATCGCACCAATGAGATTGTCACTGGTGTCACTCCAGTTAACAACAGCCCCAAGGACAGTGGTTTCCTATTGCCCGATACTACATCGACGTGGTCATCAGCTGGCGGAAATTCGTATTCCAATACGTATACGCCTCCTTACGATGAGGGCTATTTGGTATATGCGGGTTCCTCTGTGACTCTCAACAACATCAACACATCAGCTTCCACCACTGGTTTGTTTACGAGTGTATTGCCTAGCTACATTCAAGTGAGTAAGGTTAAACAGATCATCGTGACGCTGACCTCGGCTAATGGTAATATCATTTACGATACTGTCGTCCCGATGACGCGGGCTAGCGGTAGCGTGCGTACTGGTGCTGCTATCTCGACTGCATCCAATGGTTATATCGCTGAGATGTCAGCTACGCTCACACAGGTGGTAGGAGGTAACTCCACGGTATCTCTTAATCTGGTGGACACTTCTATCTCACTACTGACGAGTCTCTCGACTAACATGACTGATATCATTCGGTATATTCGAGTAAAGGTGTAAGCTCATGATCTTTGCTCACATTGGATCTACCACTATTAGAAATGTGATCGGATTTGAATGTGGGACTAGAGCTTTGTTCGATAAGCTCCATGGGGGTGATCCTCTCTGGTTATTTATCGATCAACCTAACGCCCGTAATCGATCCGATCTACCTGGGTTCTTACAGCACCCTACTAACTATCGAGTAGACAAGAACAACAATCTTCGATTGATATAAAAAATAAACCATGTGAGAGAGGGGCAATGCCCCTCTCTCATCATGTCGTCATCGTAAAGCATTGATTAGCGACTTCACCACCACAGTAGTTTAGGCATATGTCATATAGCTCATGTTTTCTAGAAACGACTTCTCGGTTGATACTAGCAGCTTCTAGATAATGTATACCTAGCTCTCTAGTCATCTCCGCTGGATTATTGAGCATATAGAAGTATGGTAAGAGTGGTTCGCATGGATAGTCCATACATAACTCATAGGTGAATAAAGCTTCTATAATTTCACGAGAGAGTGCTTCTATACCTAGACACCACATGAATTCTTTAATCAAATGGTTCTGTCTTCTAGAAGTATTGTCTCTACGTTCTTTTAACTCTTTCATATCGTCATAAAAACGACCTATGTTTCTAAACATGAATGAGTTTGAATTGTACAAAGTAGGAGTACCATCTATCAGTGATGCAAACTCACTTTCGATGAGAAATGTACTGATGTCTATATAGGATTGATTATTAGGATGGAGTAGGATAGACTCTAAGTCTTTATCTTTGTATCCCCAGAATCTACCATCTGTTATCATATTAAACGGTCTATCCATATCTGGGTTTTCCGCCATGACCATATAAGGATCCGCATCAGGTCCTATGTAGTTTACTATGTCCTCATTGAACTCAGATGATAATAGACTGGTTTCAGCCAGTCTTTTAAACCTACTAGCCAATGTCAGTCCACATTGATGATTGGTACAATACACATCCATCCCATCAGTCACTAATGGTTGGAAGCATTTGCATATAGTTTCTCGAGTGTGTAAATTACTTTCTGAAATGATATCAGAAAATTCACCCACCACCAGAAGATCCCTGGAGTAGTTTGTAAGATCTACTGCTACGACATCTTCTGGTGATACAGTGGTTAAAAATAACTTTTGGTCAGGAAACATATATCTATTACTCATATCGAACAGACTCTTAACGAGCTCATCCTGTTCTAGTGAGGTCACAGATATATGTTTCTTCCCTGATACCGAATTAGTATCATAGACATCTCGTACGGTGATAGTATTCAACATATGGTCACCCCTTATAGGAGATAAACTCCACGAGATCGAAAAGATTATAGAAGTTATCAGCAGCCTTCATCAATGAATCAGACATACCTTTTGTCTTAGGATTATGGATCCCTAATACAGATACCTTCATATCAGCGATAGATTTAAGAGTGTTTACTAGAGGCACAAAGTCTTCATCGCATGTACCTAGTATTACGTGGTTGATAGTGTTCGGTAGAGATAGTGCTCCGATAGTGATCTCTATGTCCATATTACCTTTTACGACTGGATTACCTTCATGGTTAATATACCGATTTAAATCTTTGGTGTATACCTGATACTGACGTTTAGTCATGTAGGATAACCAGTCGCCTACAGATGGATCATTGCGATCGACGGCTGAATAAGCTATCATCTTCTTCACGTCACATCTGCTACCGAATATAGTCTTTAGTTTACCATAGTCTATACGAAAACCATTGTTCTTAGCTCGTTTGTAAAGATTGTTAATGTCTAAGATTAAAGCAGTAGCTTGTATAGATACTAGACCAGGTAGTTTATCGTTAATGATGAGTTCATTGACTACATCTTTGATAGGATGATTCTCATTACTCATCGGATAGTCCTATGTCTAAATAACTTTGCTCTACTACCATAAAGCATGGCTCTCTTCTGTGCGTAAGATTGGTGCTGCGGGATGCAGGACAGATGTAAATATACATACTCAGGTGTGTTTTCAGGTAATCTTCTAAGCCTACCTAGAAACTGAATATTTCTATTCTCAGCACCAGTATTCTCGAACACAAAACACGTCCTCAACCTCTTCACATCCCTACCCGTGCCCGCTGAGCCAGGAGTACTTAAGATCATGTCATACTTCTCTAGTACATTAACTGGTATACCAGAATAGAATGAAGTGACGGTTTTATTGGGAAACTTCTGTTTCAGAATACCCTTTAGGTGGTCACACATTTTAGTGGTCGAACACAAGAATAGAAACTTCTCACCATCATCAGCTAGGTTGATATAGTGCTCCCTAATGATTGGTAGAAACGCATCATTAACAAGACTATCTAATACTTTCCTACCTCGACCCAATAGCCATTTCTCAAAGTTTACCTGACTATATCCCTGAGGACTAGAATAATGAAATGGTTTAATCAGATATCCACCAGATTCATATGCGTACGATGTGACATTACAATACGGTTCATTCTCACCACCTGTAAACTGCACATTTCTTGGTAGATGCTGATCGAATATGTTTTTAACAAATGGATCATTTGCATTAAACGTAGCTGTAATGGGGATGAATATAGCTGGGTTCAATATTAGATTGATCAGATAGTTTGTGTAAAAATGTTCATGAGCTTCATCAGTACCCACGATACCGATACCTAGTTTCTCACACATCTCAGAGGGATGAGGTAGATGTTGATAGCCAGGGCCGTAGTCTAGATACAAACGAATGGTCTTAGTTGAAGCTAAGATGACTTTAGGTTTTATTTGTTTGTCTATCTGGTTAAATAGCTTAGTAAGAGCCCCCACACCCTGTACGACATAGATATCATCTTCATCCAAGGTAGTGTACTTTTTCATCTCATCTACCCACTGACTGAGCCGACTAGTCATGGTAGTCATAGATCGAGTACCGATATTTTTAAGCGACCAAATATAGCTCACGGTGTTATGTGTCACGATGTAATCGTCTGTGATATAGAGATGATCAGGATGATCTACCATGATACATTGAGTTTCTTCTTTGCCAGTGTATTTTATTTCAGATATATACGGATTTATAGATAGATTCCCGCCTATACTTTCACTAGGAATCGGTACGTTGAGTTTCGTACCTGTATTGAGTAGAGCGATGAGGTCTTCGGTGGAAATCACTTTCCAGTCAATCCCATCGGATACTTTCCATAGATGAGTATCATCGCATCTAGTAGATCGACCATCTTCGAATATAACGCTATATGTATCTCTTAGTCCCTGAGGGTATATACCCACCACTGGGGCACTACCACCATCAGGAGTGGATACGAGCTCACCGAGCTTTATATCCCCCATAGTGGTCCATCCAGATGGTGTCTTGATGGCAGCCGATGCAGGTTGACCTTTCCCAACACCTGTAGCCAATGCTAATCCGCGTAGGTGACCACTCTCCGGATTAGATAGATACTCTACAGCACCCTTCTGTTTATCGTTCTTATAATCCACCCAGGGAAGCATTAGGAATTCGATTGGTGTACCTACTACTCCATCTTTGTGAATTATTTTACACTGTAGAAAGTTTCTCTCTAGAAACAGTATGAAATTAGGTAGATCGTATTTAGGAAAGAAACAGAGTTCTTCCTTGGGATAGAAATGAAAATATTCATTAACAAGGAACCACCGCTGAGCTCCGCGATCGTACTGGTTGTGTTCAAACTTTCTGGAATACTCAGTGATACCCAGAGAGGTACCTTTGATGATACCTCTCTGGTTAACAGCGACACTGAATCCCATGTTCGTTACGGTAACGTCTACATGAGACATGTATCATACCTTCTCTTTATTACAATGGTTCTACTTCTAGAGGACTACCTGTCATCAGTGGCCAGTTCTCATCTCTCTCTATGAGATCCTGATATCCCATATATTCGTCTAAAATTCCCGTGTTCTTGTGAGTAATAAAAGTTACAGGCTTAGTTGTAGCGATATTGAAGCGTTCAAATGCTGCCAATGCACCTACAGACCTCATAGGAATAATCTTTCCTAATGTCCCAAACATTACTTCATCTGGATTGGTCATCTCAGGAATTTGGAAGTCACTCTTACTGGTAACCAGACATGCTCGTGCTAGACACGAAACGTGCGTGACATGAGTGTTCACTCGTGGCCAAATCAATCTAGTGAGATCTCGCATGAAGTCATTCATGGATGTATAGCGTTCTACCTGATTATTAACCAGGATCCTGAACTTATCCACAAATCGCTTAATGGAGTTATTCACCACAGTACACTGCATGACTGGTGCTTCTGGATCGATGTTTCTTAGCATTAGCCAAGCTACACCGTCTTGAGTGATAAGATCTTCTGGGTGCTTCCTGATGATCGAGAGTATCTCTGGTGATAGATGAGGATAGGTTTTGACCTCACTACTCATGGATGTACGAGCACCATACTTCTCGATCTTACCATCTTCCTTTACTTCACCGATAGTCATGTATTTAATGTCAGTGAAGTAAGCAGCATGTAGATCCTTTTCCGAGACATAATACTGGAGATCATTGATCTTAGATATATCTCGTTGTTGAAATCCTAAGGCTAGTGTCTTAGTACGCTTACGCATACTAGGTCGTAGGAAGATGTCATTGGTAGTAGACATGAGGACGTCTTGTAGTTCATAGGGGATGTCATACTCAGCAGCATCTGTGGAGATGAGATGCTTAGTCGACAACACCTGCTGAGCTACTGGAGCACCCGTGTTCACATTTGATAGAAAACCTACGTTACCATTCTTGGAGAATGATTTGGTAATCGTACCGCCACATACTTCACAGAAACCATCTGTCCATAGGCATTCTGGTACATCTCGAAACTTTACACTCTTTCCGATGACCATGTCATAACGTTCTTCTGTGAGCTCTAGGAGCTCACCTCCATCCGATAGGAAGAACTTACCGATGAAGTGTTTAACCGTCTTCTTACATGGCTCGTAGGTGCCGTACACAGTAGATCCACAGTCACCTGGATATAGATGCCACATCACTGAGTTCTGGATATGGATCTTACGATTCACATACTGAGTATTGGACATCTGTCGTTTGTTATAGTGGGTGGCTTTAGAGGCCGATCTACTTTCGATTGCGTGATCGAGTATATCTCTCATACCAGATAGAAATGATCCTACCACTGGTCGTAAGAAGATATGATCATCCGTATCAGTACGAGGACCAGCAGATAAGATGAACTGATGGAACTGACCTTTCTTAAGTGCCCCACAAATCAATGGACCATAAAAGACATTGTTCTTTAGTTCACTACCAGATAGTAGTTCATCGACCTTATTGCTCTGTTTCTTAAAGGCTGTTTCCATCCGATTGATATTACCATCTTCGATATCACCATAATCCATAGTACAGATAGGCTTGACCTCATCCTGTAGAATTGTATCAGCGATAGCAAAGATATCCATCGTACGAATAAAACTACCCATGTGGGTGTAACAAAGATTGAGGAGATTGTTTGCAGTCATGATGATATCATGTCCCAACTCCTCTCTAGTATATCCCATATCTTCTAGAGTGCGACTGATTAATGTCAGCCTATCGGCGTGTACAGCTGCGCCATATATGCCTTCTAGTAGCAGATGCTTTTTGTGGATAGGTCGGTGACGCTTAATCAATGGCATACACATGATCAAATTGATGAGTAACCATCTACCAGGTAGAGCGACTTCTCCATCCACACATGGTATTATAAACTGAGTATCTCTGTTTTCTACTAGATACGTTCTAAAATCACTAGTCAATGCATCCTGAGGGTCATAAGGGATTGGTACCACACTCATGAGTTCGACCTTTCTTTATAATTACTTGGATAGGTGAGGGGAGTGAGCTAACACTCCCCTACTAGATCACATCTCAGCGTCTTCTACATCATCCGATTCTTCTTCTACATTGAGCATCTTTTGCATCTTAGCTCGCTTTGTAGAAGATCGTTTCACTGTTACTTCATCATCAGAATCCACTGGTGGATTACTACTGTAGTTTACGATATCAGTATTCCAAATAGATTCCTCGAGCTCCTTAGGTACGATCAATGCATCTACCTTAGTGTTCTTAGTCTCTACACCTAATGTGGCTGTGATATTGTGGTATAGTCTAAGCACAGCACTCGAACGCATGAGTTCACCATTGGACATGGGGATACGCTTAATCCTAGTAGGATTATCACACAGTAAGATGGACTGAATAGTGTTAGTGACACCATTAGGTGAGTTAGACATTAGGTTCTGGAACCTAGTGACTTCTTTGATGTCACAATCCATGGACATGACTCGCAGCTCGTCCTCACCATATCGATATGGATTGATACTCACTGGGAAGTGTTTAGTCTCGAATGATGATTTGGTAGGGATACCGATGTGATTAATCATCGCAGGACCAGGAGCAAAGATCTCAGGGATCTTGTGGAGATGGATGATATACTTAGACCCGATAGCAAAAGATGCCTCAGTAACAAACTCCTTAAAGCTTCCATCTTCTTGTATAGATTTATACTTGATAGGAGTAGATCTGACATTCCATTTGGTTTGCCATTTCTTGATATTGACTAGAGCATTCCAGAACTCTTTGTCATCAGGACATAGTTTATCTAGGAATGGAGGGATCCAGATCTTAGGAGATGTCTCAATCGCATCCTTAACGATACCCTTCCGATCTTTAGCTGTTACGCATACTTCTCGGATACGAGTTTCGTAATTAGGATTAACATCACCATACCAATCCATTAGTTTCTCAAAGGCAGCTTCAGATCCTTTAGAAATATTGATCGAATCTACTTCGCGTCTTACAAACTCACTGATTCGGTTAATACCTACCTCATACAGCTGACCAGGATTATTACGACCAACTGGTGAATTCATATCCACCCACAGATCGGCTCTGATCCCATATTCATCTACAGGCATACAGTCATCTGGATAGATACATCCGACGACTCCTTTCGTTACCTTCAGTATAGTTCGTTAGACTATACCCGCAGCACTACCTGCAGCTACATGTCTCCATGTAGACGAGACCATATCTTCATCCTCTACTAAGAGTAGGATGCTCTCCATTTCGGACTCACTTGAGTCCTACGTCTGTCCGACTGGTCGTTGAACTTGTTCCATATCTAACACGATGATTAGACTTAGGAGCTTAGCTGCGGATTGTCCCTATCTTTCGAATTTTTACTATATCGTAGTGATTAGCTACGCCCTAATCTATCTAGTTTCCTAGGATTAGTTAGTATCGAAAGCTTGGTGGGATCTTCCCGTCAATTAGAAGAGTTATCATTAACCATCTCGGATTAATGAGCCAATAATTTAGCACCCATTAAGTCAGTAAGCTTATCGCCATTACTCACTACTCGAGGAGTAGTATATGTAACGATAGCTTGTAAGAAGTCTACAGTCTGCCCCTTAGCACCTTCGATATCGAAGTTCTTCATCTCTTTCCTGAAGTCGGCTTCTAATGAAGGTACTTTAGCTCCTTGTGCAATCATCCGATAAATAGCTGTCGTTACCAGAGTATTCATCTTCTTACTAAGGAGATGTTTGCCTTTGTATTTCAGATACGTAGAATAGATATCTTCCCAGCACTTAGTGTTGTTACGCATATAGTTCAATGCTTGATCATAACAGTCATTGATTTTATTGCGATTGACATTAAATGTGATATCTACGATTTTAGCATTAGGTTCTACATAAAGGATATCATCCTGAAGCGGTAGAGGTTCTCGTAGAGACGCTGGATCAGAGTCGGCTATACATGTGGTCCAGTGACTAGGACGGAAGCCACACAGTGCCCCATCGGCTCTTACATGACTACCGATATCAGGTAGAAACTTCTCAGCATATTCATCACCATTTAGATTCAATGGACGACGATCCTGACGACAGTCGATTACGATCTGTGATACCTGCTGAGTCTGTAGCTTTTCAGCGGCGCTCCTACTGATGATAAATGCATCCTCGATAGTCTCTGGAAAGGATCCATAGACTACATTGAGATTAGTACCTAGACAATACTTATTACCCTGCACTGCCGGTGAGTGTGAAATAGTAGTGTTCTTATCTAGAATCTCTCCAGGAACAATACGATGTTTATTGATTTCTTCAGGGATGAATCCAAACCCATTGGTTCCCATGAAGTAACGATCGATCGTGAAGTAGTCCAGTTCCCTTTTACCATTAGGTAGAAGGTTGAGTACGATCACGTAGATCTGTGGACAACTATCAATTCCTTTTTGTAGAAAGGCTGGTTGATACTTGGGGATGATCTTTACGATCTCGCAGTCATGTTCACGACGAGATGGGTTAATCGTATGTTCGATAAGTTCTGATTCTACACCAGTAAATATTTTATTGAATTCTGGTTTATCGATTACCATAATTTGAGCAAGGTGATGACCAAGCATCGCAACACGACTGGCTGACGTGTGCTGAGCAAATGGTGTTAATACGCCAGGAACCCCCAATAATCTGGTATCACTGCGAACGTTGTTGAGAGAAGGGTAGTCTTTACCAATAGATAACATTATGATCAATCCTTATGTTGTTAGTAGCCTATCGGACAAATCCTGCGATATAAAGTATCGCAACGATTATCAGTACAATAATCAGACACCACTCTGCTACAGTAGGGTTTGTACCAATACTCGGACGATCGTGTTGATCATTATCATCATCGTACATATACTGATCCTTCTATTTGGAGTCAATTTAATAATATAGCGATTCATCGTTGATGATTTGTCGATGACTTATTCTGGATATACATACAACATCATCATGTCGTCTAATATATTTATTTAGTATATAGTCTATATTTTTTGAGGTAAATATAATGGGTTTATCTACATTAATTAATTCATCGTTAAATTCCACTGTATCTGACGACCAAGGATCGTGGCGTACGTATATCTTAGACCATCTAGATTATCTCAATCTTAGATCAGAAGTCTTCGCCATCGAACCTGAACTTATGAACATATATCGATATGATTTAAAACGGTTCTTAAAGGACTATATGAAACGTCACGAGGATATCGCATGGATAGTCTTACTCATGAATAATCTAGCTAATGATTTTTCATTCGATACAGCGATGAACATCATTATCCCTACGGATAGATTAGTCTTAAATCTACACATGTCTTATGTGACTGTGACTAGTAATAGCAATTAAAAGGATATGGATAGACAGTGTGGTGGGATTACCCACCACACTGTGACTATGTTTATTCGGTTATACTTTAGTCGTCTCATTACGAACGAGACCTTGTATGTAGATAATTAACCATATAAATGGAGTTTCCACATGAATAGTATCCCACTCTACTTTAGTAGACTCTTCAGGTACATGATAAGGTATAACCTGGATAGACTTCATGATACGAGTGATTAGAGTATTGAGTACTCGAGCATCAAAGTTACTACCCAGTCGAAAGTGCAGGTCGATGATCTTAGTAATACCAGATTGATCTCCAAGCTCCAGTGATCTCATGAGCTTAGAGTATTGATCCATACTCACCAATGATCTAAAGTTCATACTGCATAGCGCCCACTGCCATGTACCCACATCCGTACCTAGATTCATACATAATTCATCATCGCCATTTCGAAAGATTAAACCTTCTACGATGATAAACTTGAGTACGATATCTCGGATGGTGGCTAGGTCAGTACGATCAGATTCATCTGTGTATTCTAGTAGATTATCGATTGTATTCTGATAAGTCTCAGTTACTACAAAAGGATTGTAATATGTGTAGATAGTCATGTATAAATCCTCTTATACGACTGGTAGATTAGTAACGATGTTAGATGTATCTATGTCACTACTATTATTAGCATTACTCACAGATCCCTCCAGAGGGTCACTCAGCGTCACTGGTTGATAAGCGCCACCCAAGGAGCCTTTAGCTAGTTTAGCTACTCTAGTGGCTCCTGAGACCAGTGTACCCATAACCTTAGTAGCTATCGCATTGAGACCTATGACTCCACCCACTGCGAACACCGCATCGCTGACAGTATTAAGAGCAAAGCTACCTGCGTTGATAATGACACTACCCGTCTTAGCTATATTGAGTACTGTAAGTGGACTGTCGATGACCACTCTCTCACCAGACTGAATAATGATACCTTTAGGTACTTTGATGATACAGTGCTCATTATCAAACAAGAAAGTAGCACCTGATTGGATATTAACCTGAAACTTAGGAGATCCAGATTTAGCCCCAGTGTCCAGATAGATCCGATTACCAGGACTCTTACCATTATCCGTGATACAGAATGTACCATTATCTAGATCAGCTTCTACCGCCATCCCCACTGCTTCACCATTTACCGATGAGGTCTTGAATCCCACTTTCTTACTGTGCGAATCTAGATAAGCGGTGTAACTATTGGTATCATCGTTAGCGGTACCTGGTTTAGTAGGATCTGTAGCACTGACTTGGAATACCACTCTATCAGTGGTTCTATAATCAGCACCTTTACCAGTAGTCCTCCAGGAAAACTTATCCTGATCACCTACCTTGTAAATCTCCACTGGTTCACCTTTGCGTACCATGGGAGGATACTTCATGTTACTCTGACCATCCCAGGTCGCAACGATGTGGTTAGATGAGGTGATAGTACTTTTAATGGGATTACCAGATCGGTCTTTCAGAGATATATTAACATTAGTGACACCAGATCCCACGGTACCGCTAGCAGCAGCTGGAGTAATGTCTGGACAGATGATTTCTAATGTAGTACTATCTTCAGCTAGATCTTGAGCAGCTACCCCTAGATACACTGTGTAGGGAGTAGACCTAGTGGGACTAGTCATGTGAGTATTCCTAATAAAAAAATAGGTAGGGATAACACCCTACCTAGGTTAACTATAGATACCATCCTACCGCCATAGTACTCATCATGAGAATGGGGAGTGAGTAGTAAAAACAAAGATGATTATTATTGAATTCATCTTTTATTGTGATTGCGATTTCTTCATAGCTATTCTTAGATATCGTAACACTAGACCGATGGTCAATGATTCTAGATACATCCAGACTATATGATCTAATGTAGGTAGAAACTACCTCTACAAACAATGATCGGAGGGTGAGTATTCTTTTTTCTTGATCATCGCAGTGATGTTGGAAAATACTACGGAATGGATCATCATAGTGACCTAACATACCTAGAGTATTGTTACCTGACATGATGTTTAGTAATGACATACTAACATTCATGTTCAGTGGACAACTCGTCATGATCCGTACCACTAGATCTCTAAATAATTCATGGTTAGGATATATAGATAATTCACAAACTTCATCTTTGAAGTTGAGTTCTTCATACATGAACCATCTATTGTGATATATCTGTACCATCGGATGAATTGTCTGTAACTCAATTAATGGCGATCTTAGATATTTCTCTTCGTATAGAGCTATAAACACAGGTAGGTTGTGTTTCAATATAGGGTGATATTGAGATAGAAACTTCCAGTTCATCTTACCATCTAGATAATCTTCAGAAAGACATCTCACATAATCAAATGTAGCATCTTCACCGAAGATAGGAGGTACTACGATGGACTCACCCGGAGAGCGATGTCCCATCGGTACTTCTTCGCCGATGAAGTTAGTTATAGAACAAACTGGTGTGTTGGTATCAGAATATCTACTGACTGCTCTAGGAGATATACCGATAATAGATTTATCTATAGATGTCAACTTGGTGTATAAACACAGTGTTTCTTTATGATCCACATTGAATACAGTTTCGAATACATACGACTCATCTTTACTTAGATGAATTGTTTTATATAAGTCATATGGTATTTTAGTATCGACTTTACTACCTAGTACGATAGGTGGTTGATCGGTCTGGATACTAGGCCAATGTAAAAAATTATTAGTCTGTAGATTTGTGGGTAGGGTATTCGATGTAATTACTACCTTCCTAGTGTCGATTGGCGTACCTATCGGTTTGGGTAATCGTACTATATCTAATAGCATATCGATTTCTACCTATGACATAGTAGTGGATAGAGTGGGACCATGGTCCCACTCTATCGATCTATCAGAAGTACCGACGAGTAGACTGCGGACTACCGAAATTTGACGAAGGCGATAGATTGAGTCCACCTGAACTATATCCACCACCATTATTACCAAAGTAGCTGCCGCCCATCCCAGTATTTGGGCGGTTGAATCCTAGACCGTTACCACGCATGCTATCACTGTTAGGACGCAGTGATGGAGCCATCGGATCGATCGCTTGGTCATTGATCACATGAGGACGGAAACGACCTCCTGTATCAGCTCCACGATTGATCACCAGACCACCACTGATGGGAGGCTGACTACGACGACCCAACTCATCGACCACGTGAGGTCGAAACTTAGGACCACCGACATTGAGGTTATTACCACCACTCAGATTCAATGTGGGGGTGTCTACAGTACTGGTGTCAGTCAACTGTTTACGAGGAGGTACTGGTTGTACCATATGCTTAGCAATAGCATATGCAAATGATGACCGATCCAGTACTGCCTGAAGTTCACCCAAATCAATAGACTCACGTTCGGCTAGTACACCATCGATAGCAAATGCTTCTGGGATGACATCGTTGAACTTGGTATACAATTTGAGATATACAGTAAGTGTGGTCCACAGCCGCGCTGATGTCTTAAGATCAGGATCGTACGTGACAGAGAACGTCGCTAGGTCAGAAGGATCCTTGATACCGAGCACGCCCATGATCGCAGTCTTGAAAGCCAGGAGAGACTTCTTACGAATATCCTTACCAAACTTTTCATCCCACTTAGGATCGGTGAGTGCATCGCACATTACCTTAGCGGTCATCTGACGACTGAGATAAGGCACAAAGACGAGATCGTCATCTTTGGTATTTGCGATACGCTCGAGAATCTTGGAGAACTCTTCTTCTGTCTTCTCATCGATCGCATCAAATAGCGTCAGTTTCTTATCGACATGAAGACAAGTCATCCGCACCGCGCTGTGCGAGAGCTTATGATCCTTGTCGTCACCAACTAGAGCGTCCTTATGATCGATCACCTGACGTACGATATACATAAGGACAGTGCTGAGATTCAGGTTGAATGCAATTCGCACAGTCTTGAAGAAGAGCTGTACTGCTTCAGACTTCTTACCAAAACCTTCAGAGTACGGATTGAAGACATAATGATCCCCCTTGGGAAGAGGATCTTGAAAGATAACGATCTCTTTGCCTTTTTCGGTACTATCGATTGTGTGGGTATAACGCTGATCAGCACCTGGGTCATACCAGTAGCCTTTCTCATCAGCTTCGAATAGTTTAGTGAGTGATAGTAGAGAAGCTAGATCAGCAGTGATCTGCGCGGTACCATATGTTTCAGTCATTTATTTATCCTGTTGGAATTGGATAGTGGGAGATCTCTCTCCCACTATCTCAGATCATTGTGAAGTACAGAATGATTTTTTCTTTATATCAGTCTCTATTGGCCATTAGATCAAACTCTTCTGCATAGTTAGCAAATTCTCGATCATCACTATTGAAACTGTTAACAATAGGTTGCACATCGATCACTACTCCACACAGAGATTCGATCTCATGGGCATTGTGTACATTAGATGCCATGTCGCCCAGTAGTGGGGACACTAGCCCACCAAGACACGAAGGGAACTCAAAGTCCACATAGTTCTTGAGACCCATAGCAATCAGACTCAGTCGTACTGTTGTCATACCAGTAGCATTGGCATTTACTGCTACGTGGAAATCCCTAGTACTAGCAAAGATCGTAGCGAAGATACCACGAGTCAACTCAATCTCTACAGCCTTAGTCATACTCACCAGATTCTGGTTAGGTACTGGATAACAAGGTGCTGCTGAGTATGTAGTAAAGTCTTCCTGAATAGATCCTTGGAAATTCGCAATCGAATACTCAAAAGTCATTTCATTAAGACCAGCTGAATTCAAGATAGGCCCGATAACTGATGTGATCAAGAAGGAGAACTGATTGACGATGGATGACTCACCGTGATCTGCTGTTTCGTAGAACATAGGTGTTTCGATGTTAATCGGTAGTACATCCAGATCACCATTGACCATGTTACTCAGATCCAATGCTGAGATAGTGTCATCGATGTCGAGATCTAGTACAGAAGACATACGAGCTCGCTTGAGCTGCATGTTCTGACTAAGTCGCTGCCTAGCCATCTCACCATCTAGATAATTATCTTCAAACATCCGATTATGCTTTTGCGTACTAAGCTGCCGCCCATGGATGTTATCTTCCTGAGTACGGATAATACCACGCATGATGTGAGCCACATTGTGAGCGGGTTGTTCTAGTAGATCGGGAACAATCTCGGATGCTTTATTGGAGGTAATCTTAGCATGTGCTCCAGGTACGACAATCGAGTGGCCAGACTGAGTCATCTCTACTGAGTTGAAACAGTTCTCAGGAGTCATGAGAAAGAGATCGGTGTTAAGCTGATCACTATGTAGACCCACTGACAGGTCTCGAGATACCGAAGGACGGATGATATTCTCAGATGCATATGTATTCAGATTGGTAAATGCACCATATGCTCCATGTTCCACACTGGTACCCACAATAGTTTTGTGAGTAATGACCATGTAAGAATGAGGATTGAGCGTCTGACTCATAGCCGAGAATGTCGTTGTGTTAAACGGTTCATCTACAAAGTATCCATTGTAGATACGACGAGTGTTGTTATTGGATCCAGTACTGATACTATTCATACCCAACAGACCACTGGTGGTCTCAGTCAGAATTAATAGGAACCGCCATTTATCATTGAGGTGACTGGCCTTGAATTCGATGGCCGGTTGGATACTAGGCATTAGATTTTCATTGAGGTTGGATCTACCCATCAGATCTCTAATCATAGTACCTGCACCGACGGTACCGCGAGATGTGAGATCGCGAACCTCCGCAGCATTACTCAGGAAGTTTTCATCGAAACGATAATTAAATGGACGCAGTCCAACGTCGCCGAATTGGCCCGAGTATGGCCGGAAGAGGTATAGAATCGCGCGGGCGTTGGTGTCAGTGAGATTGTTCTTGTTGCGCTGATCGACATAGTTGTTATTTTGGATATTTAGCCCTAGATTTAAATTGAGAGACATGATTCACATACTCCTTTTTGTGCGTTATCAACCATTATGTCAAATCAGTAATATAGCGATTCGATGTGTTTGAGCTATTCAATATAAATTAGGACAGAGTCTCACCAAAGATGTAGGAGCTATAGATGCTACTGCTATATCGAAGTATACCCCGCACAGTGGTTCATCCTTAGATGTACTATCATACCTGTACAACAAGATCAATGCTTCATCTGTGATCGTTTTGATGATCTTCATCTTGACGGGTTCTGCGATTAAGATCTCTTTGATCTCATCAGTGATACTGGGATGATGATGTACAAACTTCTCGAGTATATTGATCAGTGTATCTGGGTAGATATGTAGATCATTGGTAAGAGCTGGACTCACTTCGTTGAACTCAGGTTCATCGAAGTGACTAATCCGATCCACTAACACATTCTTGTGAAATAGCGTGATATCATCTTCAGCTACCATGAGATCGATGTTGATATCGGAAGCTGGTAGATTATCCAAGAACTCTATGACCTGGTGAAATGATTTAGGATTCCTAGCCATCCTAGGAATATGACTAGTGCGCAGCCTGCCTGTGGATCGTAGGTCCACACTATGCGGTATAGCCATGTTCCTGAAGTCATTAATGGTCCTCACCAATACATCATCGCTACTGTAGTGTATGGGTAACAACGATGGATCACGGGTGACATGACCCAGTATCTCTTTTAGATGACTACTGGACATGTCGTAATACGGCATCCTACCTATGTCCGATGATAACTTCAGTATGGTGTGCTCGATCTGGTCGGTACTGAAGTTAAGATCAGCTGTAGGAGTATCTGATATGGCTCTGATGAGATCATTTTGAATCCAATCGATAATTGGATGATCTATCTTTTTCTTGAACACCTGATCGTGTAGAATAAGATCATTTAAGATAGTAGTCATCGGGTCACAGCTGATAGGTCCCACACCTACTAATTCATTCCTGATGTAATTGAGACTAGGGAGATGATTGAATCGATATCCTTTCATCTTACCAGATTTAATCTTAGTCCTCACTGGGATGAGATACTTATTGTCTTTGTAGTAGTGGATAGTCTCTGAAAAGACATCTCCACCACCCCGACTATGATCCCTGAAATATTCGATAGTTTTTACCAGTGGGATACTATCACGAGATGATCCCATATCGCCAGTATGGAGTGGATGACCTAGTAGGATATTGGCGGTAGGATCACCCATCTCATCATCGCTATCACATTCTCCTTCTCCGTAGAATAAGAACTGAGTATCACCTATCGACATCGGGGTATCTACTTCCCTGACGATAGGTTCTAAATGTAATATTGCTTCCATTTAAGGCGTCCCTAACGATACTTTAAAATGGCTTAGTCCCATCATGGAGAATCAGATACAGATTACAAAGATTACGCAGTGTGTTTTCATCAAACTTACACTCAGTACCTAACATGGGTCTATCTGATACACCACTGAACTCCCACAACGCTGGAGCCATATTCTCCTTATGAGAATAGTGGATAAGCCATTCTGCCATCTTGTTAATGTGATTGATGAAATCGATACGATTGACTTCCTGCTTTCTAGCAGAAGTCTTCTTACCGAATGTGTTTACTGGTTTTTCTACAAATCCCTTAAATAGATCATTGCACCTATGATACTCAGCTGACTTTAGATTAGCCATCACACGTGAGCTCACACCAGATACACCCACATCAATTGGATTGACCGATGTAATGGATGATGCTAACGCGCATAGATCTAACATACCGTGATTGATCAAGAAGATCTGGAGGATAACTACGATGCGCTGATAGATCGGTACTGGTAGATATCCTAGACACTTAGACCCACCAAACCTAGTCCCTATAAACGATGCCACCATGGCCTGTGTGATAGGAGTCACATCAAAGTTATTGGCGGCATAATACGAAACAGCCTGTTCGTACACATCGATTGGTGTATTGGTGTCGTGGAGGAGTTTAGGAAGCTCCCAGTGAGTGACAGCAGTGGTTACTAAGATAGGCACATCGATGGGCTTCTTAGAAGTCTTAGATGCATGATCTAGGATACTACTATTATCCTCAGTGTCATAAGACGGTAGTGGTCTACGAGGCATAACCGTCATATCTTTACGCATAGTCTTAATCTTAGTATCAGCAGTCTTTTTGATACCATCATCGATATAAACCATAGCGTTAGGTACATTACCATCGCGTAGTTTCGTAAAGCACTCATATGTAGCTAGACGTTTTACGATGATAGTCGCCATAACGATCGACTCAAACATCTCATCATCGACACCGCCACCGTGAGTGAGGATAAACCCAGTTTGAGCATTACCCATTGGATTCTTGTCTATGGCTTTGCGAGTATCGGCAATCAAAGAACTTAAGTAATGAGAGAGCTTATTGTAGATGCGCTCCATAGCTCCTTCTTCGAGACTAGGTTCGATAAGATCAAACGCTAACTTCTCTCGTTGATTAGGACCGATGTTAATACTGTCCAATGCTTTTACAAACTCACCCCAGATAGGTACCATGAGCTTACTCATGACACTTATGGCTGTCAGCTCAGCATAGTCGTCTTCTAAGAAAGTCTTTTCCTTGGTGTGATGAGCTTCTTTACCGACATTAGAAAGATCAGGATAAAGGAATGGGGCACCTTTACAAAAGGTGATCATTCGAGCTCCGATATTGAGTCGGTTGGTAGTGTGGAAAACTTTAGTCTGGATATTCTCTTGAACAGTCCGACGATTCTCTTTGTTCATCCCATCGATCTGCTTTTTGGCATACCGATACATCTCGTATAGAGATTCATGTTCTTTTTGAGACAATAGCTTGTAGAACAAGTTAATGGGATGTAGAATCAGATCACCGATGTGCTTTTCATCATACTTAGCGATCTTTTCATATGTCTTAATCGAGAAGACGATGTCAGGCTTACCTTCGATGTTTACATTATGTTCGTCTCTGAGGCTCACAGAGGCATCCATGAACGTCGAAACAGATGTCCCTGGGGGGTTAGTACGTAGAATACTCAGCATCGTTGAAATAGTCCTCTACAGTGGTCACATAAGATTCTAACGAAAAGTATAATTATAAATATCGAAATTGATGACTTTTTTAACATCGACTATGATACCATTCATATATTGTCACTCTAGTAATATAGCGATTCGATATCAATGAGTGTCTGGAGGTAGGAGGTCGCCCCTCCTACCTCCATTAACTTATTAAAGTAGATTGAGCTCAGATTCCGTATCTGGCGCACCGCCAAAGGTAGAACTCTGCGACTGAGCGGGAGGACGGTTGTAGTTATTACCACCACCGCCTTGATTGTAGCTACCACGGTTACCGCCACCGCTAGGTGCACCACCAGTGTTCTGACGCTTAAATGCAGTAAGGCGCTCAGCTACAGCCGAGTTCTTGAGTACATTGATGATAAAGCTAATATCAGCCTTAAGTGAGTCCTTCTCATTCATCGACGTATTCGAGAAGTCGAAGCGGCCATCCTTCTTGACGACAAACAGATAACGATTGGGGAGTTCGTTCGCTGCGACATCGATATAGAAGCTCAGATTATCATCGATACCAAAACCGATACAACCATACTGCTTAAAACCCTTACGACCATCAGCTTCTTCAAAACGATTGAGGAACACTGGTTCACGCTTAGGACGAGGATCCGCGATCATATTCTCCAAGAGGATGATAAACGAATCGATCGTCTTACGAGGAAGAGTCAGCTTCCATGGCTTACCACCTTGACCAGTGAAGATACAGAAGCTAGAAAAGCCTCCGAATACATCGAATGACAAAGACACGTTCTTGTCTTCCTTAGAAGGGAGACGAAATAGTCCCGACTGAGTAAGATTCTCGAAACTATATTGAGTAGGAGCTTGTGACATAAATATCCTTTTTGGGGTTATAGGAGACTGGTTATACAATTGAAGACTAATCTGTCTAATATTAGATCATCAAATGAAATCGTATTTTCTAAAAGTACTAGTAGGTAAGTTAAGCTTCCTAACTATCTTACCTAATAAATCATCATTACTTCTAGATGACCATCTCTCTTTTTCTGCTTGTTCTAACAAATCTCGTCTTATCTTAATACCGATCCAGGATTTAATTAGGACGCCATCACCAAATATCACGTGTGTTATGGGTAGGAAGGGAATCCTCCCCTCCTTATCTAATTTCAAACCAAAATCACGAGGATGTTTTGTTAAACCAGTATAACTCTCTAAGAGCTGTACATTTCTGATACGAAAACTAAGGTACCAATCTAGTGGTATGTGAGAAATTAATCCAACACTGTCTCCTGTAGCATAAAGACTAGTTGGATGATTAGTGATCTCACGAAACTTACTAGCGACATCTTTGTGTGGGTAGGTACTACCACCTGCTTTTATCCAGAAACATTTTACAAACTCGAGTTGTTTAACCTGTCCTGTATGATTACCATGCTTACCTAGAAACTTCTTATACATAGCTAAGAAAGTCAAGTGCTTTTCAGAACTATCTCTGAGTATCTCTTTGGGTAAGTCATGATAATCTGGAAAGTAAATTATCACTGGAGCCTGCTTATTCCTAGATAGCGTACCTAACACTAATGATAAGTACGTATCATAATACTCTAGGAAAAGATTTACATCTTTTACAAAGCCTTCTTCCATATCACTCATGGTGGGTTGTTTATGCATGGAATAGATATTTCGAAAAATAGTAAAAGCTGAAATTACAAAAGCTGAGAACTGGGGCTTCTTGTCGCTAGAAGCCCCAGCTACAAACTTGTTTAATAGCCGGTTAAAACCGATACTACCACCGCGTATAATTTCGCTGCCGTCCTCAGATTTCGGCATGGTAGATTCATCTGGGAATGCTCCCATATCGCCCTCCTTGGACTATGTAGGGGGAGTAGATAAATACTCATCTATCTTCTCAATGGTTAAGTCATAGTCTTCTGGTATATGTACTCGTATAAATGAGGCTATCGTCTTGGGAGTAGGCGCCACCAGACGCTCTTTCTTAGTCACCACAACCGATGACATCAGTGAGAAGTTTTGTGACTTACTATCTACCTCAGTTTTGATAGTGCATTTTACTTTAGGATAATGTTCACCCAACCAAGCCTTGATGGCTTTTCCTAGTTCACTAGACTCAATCACGATCCTAAGTGAAATAGTCCTATAGGTAGTAATACTGGATAAGTATTCGATGATCTTAGTACGGATGATGTCAGTATCTGGATTATCTTTAAAATACAAAGTCGAGAATATAGCAGAGTTCTTGTTCTCTATGAACTGAGCTTTATACTTATCAGGATAATCTAATACTTTAACATATCCTTTGGGATCTTCATCACCGTGGTTGAGTCTATCGAAGCTACCATTGCTGACTACTTTACCACTGATACGATGTTGATGGACATGACCTACATCTATCATCTTTTTGATAAATGGAAACTGGGACTCTCTAAACACGATACAGTTTTCTTGACTGATAGCTTTAGGATAAGTAAAGTCAAAGAATCCATGCATACACCCATAATCCAATTCATCCCATCCACGCTCCACCATCCTGTCTTTAATAACAGAGACGATTTCGTCGGATGATTTAAATGGTAGATCATCTGGTACATACATCACTCGTATGGATCTATCTCCACGCGTGATTTCTTCTAACTCTATAGTGCCCATAAACTTAAAGTCAAATGTGAACTTATTGTTCTTATAAAAGGTAATGAACCTTTCGCATTGTTTTCTATCGTGAGTGAATGTACCTTGTAATACTCGTAGAGTCACATTGTGCATATCACATAGTCTGAATAGTCCCATGATGACTTCATAGACTGGATCGAATCCATAGTTGTCAAACAACACTAATGTGTCGAAGAAGTCGCCATTCAAAAACATGATATCGGTTTCAGGTAATATAGGAAAGAATGCGTCAGCAAATGCATCTGCCATTTCTTTTTGATCTATAGACCTAATCCCAAGGTGTAGATCACTCGCGAAGATCAGCCTGAGAGGCTCACTCATCGTCATCTAACGATGTAGTACCCACCATAGCCTGATCTTCTTTATCCTGCTCTACAGCGGCCACTAGATCCTTCTTGAGCTCTGGATTGAGGTTGTTCTCCACAAAGAGCTTTTGGATCAGAGCTGAATCATTCCTTACCTTCTTAAAGTAAGCTAGACTATCAGGAGCTGAGTTAGCAGTAGCTAGATCTCGTAGAGATGCATCTAGGATCATCATGTCTCTGGTAACATTAGATGTACGATTAACAGCCGCTGGTACACTATCACGATTGTTAGTAGTACCTACAGCATCACTCTTAAACCTAGTCCACACTCGATCTAAAAAGTACACCGCTCGTGGGTCTTCTTTACTAAAGATCACGATTGTGGGATGATACATGTTGATACCCAGACTGAGCTTATACTGGTTATATAAACGATGCATCTCTAGTTTATAGCCAGAGTCCTTTTCATATCGCTCCTTATCATAATTAAATAAGGGGATATAAGGCTCAAACTGAGCATATGTAATGATGTTAGGACGCTCTGATTCTTCCAGTAGTTTGTTACCTTCTTTGGCCACGATAGCGGCTAGATGGTTTTTACTGATAGACTCCTTGATCTTATCATGATCCACAGTATCTGGGATAGGGGCATCTTTAATTTCAGGGGGGATAGCCATCTACTTAGTATCCTTTTTCGAGTATTACATAGTGTCATATATACCAGAATAATAACTAATGTAGACTACAGATAGCTAGTGAGTAGGTTATTTTCAGGTATTACGAGTCTACCATTTTTGAGAGATATAGTAGCACCAGTCTGACCGATCTCTCCAGAAAGCATAGTGTAAATGATACTGATAGTGATATCATAAGTACCACTAGCATCAGTGAGTGCATTGGTTACAGCTACAGTGATCTTACGCTCTGCATCGAAGATACGATTGAAGCATCCCTGTAGGTCACTCTGTATGTTATTACAGAGCGTATCAGCATCTCTATGAAACTTAGCTACTAGCCAAGGGAGAGATATAATCAGATCTGGTACTATAGGTACAGTGTGTTGAGGGGTCCTAAAGAACCTATTGAGAGTATAGGCTATAACTGACTGTACGTCATCGACGTATAGTGATCCAGTTAGGCTAGGTACAGTTACCATGATTTATAACTCCATATATAGATATCATCACATCATGGTTCTGATACTTACCTTATAGATATTTCTTAGGACTTATATGACTCGTAGCTTTATCTATATTCGACATATTACGGAAGAAGCCTTTTCCGAATATACGATCGAATAATGACTCGTTCCTCTGGTCTTCTTTTTCGGATAGTAGCGTATAGACTTCAGCTAACCATTCTCTACGTACAGTGATCTTGTCGTCAGGATTACCCTGAGACATAGCCTTTAAGGATCCCATATCGATAGCCATGTCAATACCTCTTGTTAATAGGTATGTAAATATCAGCCAAATCAAATCGAATGGTGATACTGTGATGGATTTTCTTAACACTAATAGAAGCGAATCTAAAATACCATCCTGGTTTAGCTATGTATTTACCCTCACCTACATGATGGATAGCTACTAGTCCAAAACTCCACACTCTATGTAGGGCGTATTCCTCAGAGATCTTATTGTAAGTATAGACACACAATCCTCGAAACTTATAGAAAGGGAAGAGTCTAATGTGTCCAGCGATAACATTGCTGTTGTCGTACTTCTTGTAGATACCAGGGATACCTGATTCGGTGAATGTGTACATAATTACATCCTTGTATCAGTAAAAAATAATGGATGATAGTGGGGGTACATACCCCCACTATCTGTATTTGATTAGCCTCTACTCATTTCGATCGATGTCGGATCTCGATCAGTCTTAGCTAGGATCTTATCACGGATAAAGTCCCTAGTCTTATTGATCGCATATAGCTCATCGTCTGTCAGATCGGGATCATCTGTATAACTAGTACCAGAGATATCATACCACCCATCTTCATCACTATCACGTAACACATCGTGACATGTGAAGTTCTCGATGAGTCGTCCATAAACGTCCTCAGTTGGTAGCCAATCTGAATCCCATCCGAATCCTTCCATACGACCTTCCCTGACAGCCTTCAGGACAGGCTCATACATGAGGATCGGTATCTCCATCCGCAGTGGGATGGTCTTAAAGTCATCGATAGTACTCAAGATGCGAATGTTATCCGGATTCATAATCGCATTAACCGTCCTAGAGATATCTAGGCCGAGCTGATCCATAGGAGCCACATATCGACTGAAGAACTCCTGTCGTAAATGACCAAAGTCCTCCCCGAAGAAGCTTCTATGCCCCCCATTATTTATCGAGTTAAATACTTCATTACTGACTCTCGAACCAGTAAGTACGCCCAGTGAAGGCATAGCGTTGCCTGAGCCTATTGTGATGGTGTCGTGAATTCTAGCCATCTGGTGTTCCTTATTATAAAGATGTCATCTCCTAACATCATTGGACTTAGGAACTAAATTAGTTTTTGATAATTCCTAGTTAGTGACAGGGGTCATCTGACCCCTGTCTTTTTGTGTATTCACAGTATTCTCTTCGACCAGAGTATGGTCAAATCGTCCGTAAAAAGCTATTAATACTAATAGTAAGGCTTCTGTGGAGGGATATCTCAGACGACACAGATCCGCTGTTTCTATCGAATATAAAATTAGCGGGCGATAGATTCTTCATCGCCCTTACCATATCTACTTCTGGAATTAATATTCCAGCTAGACTCGTTATGTTCAGCATAGCTCGTTAGGCTATACTCGCACCATGACGTGCAGCTACTCCTCTCAGAGCAGACCAGATCATATCTTCACCTTTACTCATCTGAGTATTAAGGGCCCACCACTTCGGACTCACGCGAGTCCTACTCCCTCTCGGGATGATCGTTGGAGTTTCTACATATCTCATAGAAGACTTAGTAGCTTACCTGCGGATTGAGCAATCTCACATATCTTTTACCGTACCGTAGGGATTAGCTACGCCATCAGCTATATTTCTATACTGACTTGGTGTATGGAGCTCTAAGCTTGTTCCCGTCAATTCAATGGGTTATTTTACTTATCATTTCTGATAAGGGCGACCTGTCTATATTTAGTATCTGACAAAGGTGTAATATAAACTACGGGTATACGGTAGTTTATTAGGTCAGTATCAAACTAAATATATCAAAAGGCTTGATCACCATCGAAATCCATATATGTTCAGATAGGTTCGTTAGACCTATCCCGGTTAGTCACACGACTAACTCAGCTATAACTCTCGCTATAGATCAGACCATATCTTCATCCTAACTACGTCAGGACGTCTCGCACTTCGGACTCACTAGAGTCCTACGGATTTACATCGGTGTTACATACATCGATTACCTGGCCGTTGAACCTTCCTCGTATCTAATAAGACTTAGAGGCTTGGCTGCTGATTGACTCTATTCCACGTAGTTTCACTATATCTACTTACTTTCGTAGTAGAGGAGTCTTGTGGACTTAAACGAGTGGTTCCAGCAATTCACGAGATTATCATCTTACTATTACTAGTAAGTGAGCCAATTACAGTTCTTACTTTCATAGTGAAATATTTATTGGTAATCTTTCAAGTCGATAAACTCAAATTTAATATCGCGCCATACACCATCCCTAATGATAGCGCGATTGACTGTAGCTACAGCTGCTTCAAACTCTGGATGCGTTTTGCACCATTCAGTTACCCCAGCGATATATTCCGTACTTCCATCTGGATAGATTACCTTGAGAGGTCTCGACCCGTTTCTGACATTGATATATGCTTTTACTATCTCAGGAGGGTAATTCGGCCAGATCATGTTTTCTTTATAAGTCTGAAAACACTTACCGTTCCACGGAATCAACACATCACTCCAAAGTAATCTATATATAGTTGGAGGATTGGTATATTCTCCAATGACAGTCTGTATTAGTGAATTATAAACAACGATATCACCCGTAATCATATCCTTAACCGCAATTCTGTAGGGCTCTTGATTTTTATGTACATCTTTGCGCATTTCCGACCAGGATATTGGATCGTCTTCGTATTTGATCAAGAAGCCTTTGTAACCGAACCCTCTGTGATGTTTTCTATTGCATAACCCATGCACATGACCAGGGTTGGCGTCTAGAAATCTCGCCGCTTCCTGAATACTCGGATAGCCAGTGATGATGAAATTATCCAGAGCCATCATTGATACTCGTCGACCCCTATCACTTACCCGATTACCCTCAGCGACCGCGTGATAATTATTCTCAGACTGAGTGACCCACTCCAAGTTACTCAGAACATTGTTCAGTTTGTCAGAATCTCTGTGATTCACGGTCAAATGTCCCACATCCTGTGGATGCGGTAGAAACATCTTAGCTAGAAGTCGGTGAATATGTATGTATTTACCATCGGGAGCACATACTGTTAAATATCCACTATTACCAACGAATGTCGTATACAAGTTTCCAGTCGAGGTGTTTCTGAAAAGTATTCCGTCTTTCAGATTCAACTCAAAATTATCGTAGCCAGTCACCGGAAACCATGTATCTATCGGATGAGATATTCCTGGTACTATGTCTGGTAAGTACAAAGATTCATTCCACTCTAAATTACTGATGTGGATGTTGTCTTTGTTTCCGTCAAGATATTTGACAGATAACCAATCAGTACTCAATCCATGTTTAATAGGCCCATAAGTTTCCAACATCAGCCTCGCCAATATTAGATTTGTCTTATGTCCTTTTTTGTGAATTGTTATTGATTTATAGCCAGATCTATTTCTTTTCTCTTCGATTATTCTACCACTTGAAATGAGAGTTACTACTCCCTCTTCAGATATATCGTATTTGGGATGATTTCTAATTATCATATGTCCTCCTTTGTGTATAGTATAAAGGACATATGTTTTTTGTATTTTTATATTGGTTTATCGAGGTTTTTTATATATTTCATAGTGAAAAGTAACGTCTGTGTTCCTTAGCATTTTGAAGAGCTACATCCAAAGGACTCATACCTACGGCACTGTCTTCTAGATCAGTCTTAATCCTAGTCCAGTATTTTAACATCACTGAACCATCTCTGATCGAAGGAGGTCTGTCCCACAAACAGGGTATACCTGGAAATGGAGATTCTTCGATCATCTGATCCATGATCTCTTTAATCAGTGGATCGAATGTATTAAGGGCTGTACGCACTTTACTAAATGCGACATTCACATTCATGTCGTATCGTTTACACAAACGACCGATGATGTGTACTCGTAGAGTGTTTACTGCCATCTTCCATGGAATGTGGAGTTCATAGTACTGATGAGGTCCTACGATCGGTACGATCACACCTCGGAACGACCAGTGAAATCTAGCACCGAAGATATGTGTACGAGGGATAGCCTTTTTCGTAGCTACATACTTCTTGGTGGCTTCTTCTACATAGTCGATGATGTTCTTAAATGCTTTAAACGCGATGCGCTCAGCATAGATGGTTTGGTTCTTTCGTTTCTTAGGAGCAAACTCTAGCCTAGATAGAGATACAGCTGCTTTCATGATGTGGTCAGCGGTGGTATCACTATAGCGCTTCTTATTGGGTCCACCACCTTCTTGTGTGATGATAGGATTGATTGCAGCATTGAGGATAGGGATATAGTGACAGAAGACGATGTCTTTGTAGAGTTCGATGCAGAACTTCATAGACAGAGTATCTGGCTTCTTAGAGATTACTGGATGATCGAAGTAGAAGAAGTTCATGATCCTATCAAAGTTATCGTACAAGTAGTTAAAGCCTCTACCATCGATGATACCGATGAGGTCGAACGGTAGTACCGAGTCTACATCTAGGATATCATCTAGATAGTTTCGTTTACCTTTGTCGTACGACAACCATGCTGCCAGGTTAAGATATAACTTAGGTGCGAGCCATCCATTAGGTAGCTCTTTAGGAGCCATGAGCCAGTTTCGACAGATGAGATTGTCTTCGTCCAAGATATTGCGTTTGGATACCTTAGTTTCACAGACCGGACACGTCATGTCGATCTTATTATTACCCTCAGTGTGACCACATTGACACTTTGCAATGAAATCGGCCCCAGTCCCATCTGAGAAAATTAGATCACTGAGTTGGTCGATATAATCCGTATCAGTAAGGTCAAATTTATTCAGAATGATCGGGTCTATATCAGATCTATTAAGTACTAGATTAAACTGATCATCGTGAGAAACCAATTTCAGAACTCGTTTTGTGTCATCGCTCAGCACAATGATTCTCCTTCTATTATGAATACCAAAACAGTAATATAGCGATTCATCGCTGATGAGCGATTAGCTTGCGCACTTCTTAAGTATACATTGCGCCAATGAATGAGCGACTGCGCTATCTAGTGCGCTTACCGTACACCACTCGATATAAATATACATTCGATCAGGGTCGGTGGTGGACAGTTGTTTCTTGTTCTTCACTACTCCAGGGATACCTCTAGCTGAGCTAACTATGTCCCCCACTATGATTTTGTCATAAGGGATACTACTGAGCGGGACCCACGATGTATCTCTGATTGAGTCTTTATTTCCTACGTAAAATACATCTAAGCTATCCGCTGCAAAATTATTCAACACGACTTTATCTTCGAACTCTATACTGACTCTATTTCTAAACTTACCAGTTCTGCACCCCTGAAGACTATCTGTGGCAGAGATTCTACCATCGCTATGTATTGCGCAGTATACTTTATCGCCAACAACTACGTCGCTGAATTTAGTATATTTCAGAAGTTTCATGAGGCTAGCTCGGGACTAGTCGTAGGAGGTTTACCTAAGTAGTACAGATCACTGCACTCACTGACTGGAACACTAAGATTACTATCATAACAGTCGTATTTTAGGATCAATATATTATCAGTATCATCGATAGTCTGTACTGTGGCTATATGACCTCCGGATCTCACCGATGAACACACTAAGTCTCCTACCTTTATAGTATTCAGTGGAGTCAACCTGACTCCTACTAGACCGCTAGATCCGATACATACTAGGTCTCTAGTAGATTCTTTTTTGTAGCTATTAGTCCTACCCCCACTCCACGTCACAGACACTCGGGATCCATTGATTTTCTTTTTGATACTCGTCAGTACGCCTATCCTAAGTTTGTAGGATGAGTATATTAGGTATCCTACCTTTAGAGTATCCCAATCGATGTCATGTAGGCTTTTCATATCACTCACCTCGTTTAGAAGACAATCTACCAATCTGGAGACCATCGTCAGTGTCGTCGATGGTAGCTATGATGGATTGATTATAGATAGAGAATACTACTGGACTTGGTTCATCATCGAGGTTTACTTCGGTGTGTTTGGTACCATAAGCTTTTTGTTTGCGGAAGAGTTTCTTGTTAAGTTCATCTCTTTGATCGATATTGTTGATCAGTAGCGTAGTGTATTCAGTAGTATTCTTATAGATGATATCAGGATATCCTCTAGATGAAAGATCACTGATCTCTACATGAGCGTTGCCTTCTACTGTGATCTGTTTGGTATTCAGTGTGTTAATTACCACATGCGCGTCTACGACATATAGTTCTTTAGTGAAGACTCGTGGGTAACTTACGATCTCATCTGATGTGGTGACACAAGTCAATCCAATTATCGTGGTCGAAGTACCATCGGAGTTTCTGCGAATAAGCATCTGTGCTTTTTCCTAGATTAAGTTAGTTTATTTTTAATGTATTTAAATTCAGTGTTATTATCACCTGCTCTCTGACGAGACTTTTTTACCTCGACTATACGACCAGTTATATTTGGTATTTTTGTGCTAGCATGATCGAGTAGGTGACCAGCCTTAAATACCGAAATCTTTTGTTTAGGCATATATGCTCCAGCGAGATCAATTGACGCCATTGTCGCATTAGTAATATAGTGACATCTCATCTTTGAGTTTATGAGGCGCTTGTTTTCACAAAAAAGAAATGAGAGAGTGTGTAGGAGGGCTAGCCCTCCTACACATACCCATCCCATCTAATCGATTAATAGTTCGACCAGACCGATCCGACACTAAGACCACGGTTAACGATACCGTTCGAAACGATCGAACCGATACCCGAGGCAGAACCGAACCCACCCAGATAGCTACCGATCGACCGCGTTTCAGCGCGGCTGTTAGGATCGATGATAACCAGACGGCTAGCATCGGCCTTCGATACGATCCACTTAATGAATTCAGGGTTCACTGCCGACACAGTGGTAAACCATGCTGGAGTGAACGACTGAGTAGCATTCTGGATGACCGTAGCACGATCCACCGGATTTTCCGAGCAACCCAAGAGGACGGCACGCATCTCACGGCTGATAGCACCATAACCATTGTGGGCTGCGACCCACAGATAGTCGATGTCACGCGAGTCAAGAAGAGTCGCCTTCTTGTCGCCATAGACACCTTCGAAGCGCTGCTCGAGGTTGATAGCCAGTTCGAACGACGAAGCGTTCTGCTCGACTTCGTCACCATAGAAGCGACCCAGACGATTGACGAACAGGTTCTTCTCGATTGGATCGGGAGTACCAAGACGCCACATACCAGGAATGATATCTCGACCATCCTGGAACTGGAAAGCAATGATAGGCTGAGCGAAATAGGTACGAACGAATTCGACCAGCTCATCCTGATCACCAAGTTCGATAGGACGACCACGGTTATCAGGATTCTCTTCCAGATGACCAGGGTTAGAACTACCCTTAGTGAGATCAGCCCACTGCTTAGCCCAGAACTGTGTATTGTAAATCGTAGGAGCAAACGCTGCCAGCATGATACTAGCTACACCCTCAAGCGGGATGATCGAGTTGCAGACCGTGATGTTAAACACCGGACGATAGAGGAGGACGCGCTGGCCATTGACGACATGCTCTTCCTTCTCACGGATCTCGGTGTAGCCACCGATAACGCCGACCGTGTGATATTCATTTTCGAATTCACGGAACTCACGACCATGTTCGTTCTTGATCTTGGCCTTGAAAGTCATGCCGACATCCATGCGAGGACGGACGCCATGAGGCGACAGTTCGTCTTCGACAGCACGAGCTTCGCTGATTCGCCAGTCTACGGTAAACTCATTGGAGAGTAGAGCCGAGACCTTGGAATTCTTGACTTCGTTATACGAAGTAGCCTGGAACGTACGCACGATGGTATCAGCCATCTTAAATGCGCGTTCCATGTCCTGAGGATAACCGCCGAACACGACGCGAGCATCCGAAATGCGGATACGCTTATCACCATATACCGTCTTAAGCTCTTCGTGGATAGCACGAAGCTTAAGCGACGACGGGTAGTAGTGCTGCGACACTGGATCCGAGAGCGAAGCGAAATACAGACCGAAGAAGTTCAGGTAACCATCAGGACCATTGAACTTAAACGCATATGCATTGTTGAGCTTCGTGAGACGAACCATCTCAACGCTCTTGAGTTTGTCCTTGACCAGCTTTTCTACTTCGGTCAGATAAGGCTCGATCGTCGAGTCGATACGATCGATACCGAGGCCCGAGGAGAGTGTGAGAAAGTCCAGTGCGCCGATTACGGCACCTGGCGAACCGATAGGCTCGGCGGTAGGCTGAGGAGCTTCATTGGCGCTACCAGGAGCTTCGTGACTTTGAATGCCCATGTGTTTTTTCCTATAGTTGATAAGATGCAATGCATGCGTGTACGTACAGATTACTCAAAACCAAATGATGGATCCCTATTTGGATCTGAGTCATATCAATCTGACCATTAAGAAAATAATAATTATACTTATCACTTCCTAGCCTGATCAAATTGGTAATATAGTGTTTTAATTCGTTTCAAATTTTGAGCTATCTGTAAATATACGCATAGAGGGTGTCAGTAACGCATTCCAAATGGAATGCACTAGTGATCATGTAATAGTATACGCAAGTAATCTAAAAAAAAATATCTAATCAAGCTACGCTGCTTCTGATCGTATGAATGATGTATATAGGTGAGCTTATGATCAGCGTTAATTTTACAAAGTACCTGAAACCAGTTCCTTCCAGATATCTACCTCGAGTCAATTTATTTGTAGACTACCTAGGGTTAAAGATTAAGGATGGTATATCTAGAGCTAGTTACACATCTGTAAATAGTTATGGAGCCAGACTCCTTATTGAGATCACTAAGACTGTGGACTTATCAGAAGTCTTAAGTATGAAAGATCCATCTGATTATTTACTATCTATAACTAAAGATCTAGAGAAGTTTATAGATGTCCGTACAGGTAAACATACGACTAAATCTCTCTTTGTAAATACTAAGCAGAACTGCTTCGAACTCATCACTCCATCTAGACGTCGTAATCCTCTCCAGGAAATACCCTTAGAAAAGGATTATAATCATCCTGAGTGGAGTAAGATTAGACCACTGCGTATAATCGACATGAGCGCCTGTGATCTTACTTATAAGGTCTATAATGGTAGATTGGATTACTACTCCAGAGGACCTACCTATGTGGTGTATAGTCTAGACTGTTTTGCTCTAGTGGTTAAGTTCTTATCCTATTATAAATCTACTAAACATACCAATGATCTAGATCAGTTACTATTAGACTTTCTACATAATGAAATCATAGTACCTACTCTCCTAAGTGACTCAGTGGCCCTGTGGTTACGCAATGTCTATAAGCAGCAATTAATTACCTCATCTAGACTAGAGTCTAGTACAGCTACTATTTGGGACAATGTGAATATAGACACATTAGGTACTGACTTTAGTGGAGCTATGGTGGATATACAGCATCTCAAAAATGATTTGCGTAATGAGAATATATCTACACTGACGGTATTATCGTCCTTAATAATGAGTCCAGATGGTAGTAGCTTTACCGATTACTATTTGGATATATGTGAGACTAGTATGCTACCTGATCAACAGCCTTATGTCTGGGTAGAATGTTTGAAGCATTTAGCATGGGCTGAGTTTATATTACTGGTGTCTTCATATACACCTAGTTTACCCGACTCAGTATCATTCAAGAAGAACCTCCTTAGAGATATTAGATTCTGGCTTATGATGAAACCATATCAGATGATAGCTGGATCTATACCTTATAGAAATATCATACGAGCTAAATTAGAAGGTATGTATGATTATCTCAAAGAACAATGATAGATAGATAGTGAGTAGGGCCTTGAGGCCCTACTCACCTAATTATACAAACCAGAGCACTTATTCTCGACATCACTACGTCACTACAGTCTCGTTCGTAGATAGTCTCAAAATCATATCACCACTACATCCGAATATATCATGTTTATCCACTCGTTGTATTCTAACAATTCGATAAGTAGCTTGTTCTATGATACCTGTCTTCTTCAAAACAGTACCATTACGGTCGTAGTAATACTTTACCACCTGACATGGATCGATTACAAACGGATTAGCATTCTGCCATGTTACACTCATCAAGCTAGCTTGATGAGCTGCTATTTCCGACATACTGGGATATGGGTTATCGGTGTGTTTTACATACTTCATATTAGTACTAGTACCACTTAACGGTCTTACCCCATCTAGTGATATTTTTAAAGATGGATCTTGAGTAAACTGCGCCCCATCTCTACTATCTAGAGTAGTAATCCCATCTGTCATTCTAGAGGATCGCATAAACATAAATCCAGTACCTACGTTCTCAGCTCCAGCAATAGATAAGTCATATGAGTGAGGCTGGGTGTTTATGACTACTGATACTGTTTTACTATTATCCTCGATCGAATGATAGCTACTAGCCCCCGCATATCTACCGGTATCTACCTGATAGAAGTAAATATGTTTATCATAGGTAATCGCAGTATCAAAAGCAGGATAGATGTATAACACTCCATTTGTGAAATAAGAGTTTATCCCCTTAGTATACACACCACATTTAGATTGTAGATACAAATAAATACTCTCGATACCCTGATAAGATCCTAAATCAATATGGTCATATACATGCGTATTATCGGGTTCTACTAGATGGATACTTTCAATATCGAACATATGAGTGATAGCTAAGATAACATCTTTCACACTGGCTTTTTGGAAGATGTTATTGATCTTAGTAGTCCGTAGAGTATATATCGTCTTCTCGATTAGTCTTACAGATATATACTCAGAAGGTTCTGTGTACAAATGTACATCAGGGACAGACTTCCTAATATCTCTAGGATTATTGATCATAGCACAATATTGTTTTTGTACAGGAGCGATATGGTGGACACCGTTACCATACTTATCCAAATATGTAACTGTTAATACCACTATGAGATTTTGACCACTATCCTGGAGGATGGCATAGTCTTTTGGACTGATGATAAAATTTAGATCGATTTCATCAGCAAAGTTTCCAGCGTAGTCACGATTGATAGTGATGCGATCTATTCGAAATGGATAGAATGATAAAGTAGCACCTGGACTACTGCTCATGAAGTGAGCTTCTATCGTGAATTGATTTGGGTAGTCATACTTCATAATGGTGTCAGTGAGGTAGACTAATGTTTGATTTATCACAATCGATTACCTCTTTAAAAAGTCATCAAAATTAAAGTCTCTACCATCATCGTTAATCACATGGTCAGAAGATAGACCTAGAGAGCTTCCTATATCGATTCTAACGTTCTCTACAGCCTCCTTGGGTACTATCGCCTCCACTGAGTAGGGAGGTTTAGCTCTGGCTCTCAGCGGGTCTAATTCATCCTCATTGGATCTAAGACCTCCGCCCATCTTCATGAGATAAAGGAGATTCTGAGTAGGATCATTATTAGGATAGAGTCTCTTTAAGGCACTCTGATTCATCTTCATAAATCGATAATAGTGTTTATAGACTTCAGCTCGCCATTTGATCATCAGATTTACATAGTCGATAACGCGTTCACTGCCCATCTCCACATCTACCTTAAGAGATACTAGATAACGATCTATCCCATCAAATACTTCGACGATCTCTTCTTCATACACTAGTTCAAATTCCACTTGTTTGTGGAACATGACTAACATACCTTCCAGGGAGAAAGCTGATTTGACTATCTGGTCATGTGATAAAGGTTGATAGAAAGGAGACATGTCTTTACGTCCAGTAGAGACACTCTTCCATGGGTTAGGCCGTTCTAGTTTTCTAGGAGTGCGATTGATCATCGCACTAGGTGTATTTGGATCATAGTACGCAGGTATGAATACTTCAAACTCGCGCTTCTTAACAAATTCTACAGCTGATAAATATAGTTTAGCCATATACTAGATTCCACCTGAACTATAACCCATACCTGGGGCATCGATACTACGGTACTGAGCCTGAAGGCTTTGGTCTATAAGATGCATGTATAGTGGAATGTAGTAAAATTGAGTATCAAGAGGTAGCGCATATACTGTATCTAGATAGTCGGCTATGAGACTAGTAAGATCACCAGCATTACGGATGATGATAGCATCATAGATACGATGTTCGAACGCAGTCATATTCGCAGTATCTTTAGAATAGAATGCTTGAGTAAACAAATAGAACTCACCAATACTCGCATCACTAGTAGGTAGGATTACCGAACTACCATGTAGTTCGGTATTGAATACCCCCAGTCTACCCTCTCTACATGCCTGGATCTGCCCGTAAAAAGATACACCATTGAGGCTCGTGTTATATCGATCTTCTATCCTCGCCCAGATACTTTGATTGTACAGTAATGGATTTTTACCATAGAGATTCTTAGCTCTGATATTAACTTCTTCAAATGTAATCTTGTTAGATACAAACTGTACCAGATTAGGATCATATACCCCATCTGGTCTAGCATAACTACAAAGATTAGGATCGAAGAATCTCTGATGAAAATATCTAGCTAGATTAGATCTGACAGCCTTTATCTTCTGTAGCTGTAAATAAGTAGTCTCAGATAAGAGCGCTGCTGTACCACCTAGATAATTCTCTTTACTAAATACTGAGGTGATCGTAACTGACCCCTCGATAGCTGACATATCAGATTCATCTAGGAATGATTGGATAGAGAATCTAACTGCATAGACTCTATCAGTACGCCATGTCATAGGTGTGACTGAGGATATACGGAATATACCTACTCTACCATCTCCAGTACCAGTTAAAAATATATCTCCGATATTAGCATTCATGTTGGGATACATGACAGCTTCACCAGAGATATTAGCACTGGCATTTTCATTATTAGCGGTAAAATCAAATGCTTTAGGTATAGTGATCTCTAGATTGATGATCTTTTGATATTCGGTATTAAGGACATCTCTAGTAGTGGCATAGTCGGCTATGTTAGTCCTAATATTGGACCCTTGTGTATTGAGCTGTCTGTAGTAAGTCACTAGAGTGCGCTTACCCTTAACAAACCCAGCTAACATCTGAGTTGTTTCAGGGTAAGATGATTTGTCTATAGCTAGTTTGTTTAAGTTACTGTCACCGACATATGGCATGTTGTTTAAGACATCAGCCATACTGTTAGGTATCTCATTAGGTACGTTGTTCTGACCCGATGTTGTAAGTGAGAACCCTGAGCGGGGTGTTAAAGCCATAATAGCCTCCTGTGCCTTGGTAATACGGATAAATTACATCATTGGGTTTAAGATACTGATCAGGCACATTCGCTAGATCTATAAAGCCTCGCGTTAGACACTCTTCGATAAACACTACTAACAATGATCTACCAGATAATGAGGCTACTGTGGAATAATACTCACGCACTAATACACTAGTACTATCACTCCCGGTGGGTAGAGTATATGGGGTATTTTGAGATTGAGTATATACCATATAGTCAGCTAACTGGCTAGGATTTTGAGTATAACTATATATCTCATTGGTGATCTCACCGTTGGTGACCATACTAGATAGTACTGACTTAATCTGACCATTGTTAAATAGTTTAGATATCAACGATATCGTCCTATTCTCAGTAGTGATATAGAAGTACTTATTCTTAATTAGTCTTTGTATATTGCGTTCGATAGTCATAGGGAAGAAGTATCTGTACTTGACCAAGATATTGTCCCACAGTGGGTCTGTCTTTTGTAGATTAGTAGTTTCAGATATGACTAAGTGATAAGACTTATCATTGCGATTGGATGTCACGGATAGATTTAGGTTTTCATCTATATTTAATAGATTCTTACCTAATCTAGTGTCATCAGCAAATACCCCTATATGAAACAAGCCACCAAAATCAAAGACAGCGCGCCCAGTCTGTTTTAATATATCCTGTACAATCGGATGTAAGGCTACATCGTCTAGTGTCGCTATATTAAATGTAGTCGTAGGACCATCTAGTGTAAAGTGAGCTACTATCACTGGTCGATAGTTATACCTAGTGTAATACGTATCAGCTACAAACCAGTCATCATAAGCGGGTAATCTAGTGATCTGATGAGCATTGTTATAATTACCATAGGACCGTTTCATGAACTCATTACACATGAGATCCTGATAAACACCAGCCACATTAGGACTATAAGTGTAATTGATCAGACAGTTTTCAAATAGCCCGTATGGGAGTACTGTATTATCCACAGAGACTGGCGTGTGTACAGCTATGAGATTAGGTCTACCAAACTGTACAGTCAGATTAAAGTTCACTGTAAAGCTATCTGGTAGTTGATCTACCATATGTCCTTCAGGTTCTCTTTGATCCATATTGAGTTGTGCTAAACAGTTTAACTGCTGACACCTGACCATGAGTTGCTTATCGGCATCTAGTTTATCTAACTGAGACTTTCTGACATCGAAACTAATTTGAGTTTTCTTTTTGTCATTAATGTAGTCCAACAGAGTTTTACCATTGTAAGCTGATTTAGCTTTCCATACTTCTGTGAGGAACTGCAGTAGTCCAAATGATACTGGATAACTAAATGATAGATCGAATGGTTTCTGGATGAGTGATCCAGTGTATTTAGTTTTAATTGTATCGAATGTGCGACATGCGTCATCGTACGTCTGGAATGATAGGATGAAATCCATACTGATCCCACATGCTACAGTCAAGTGTTCTATTAAGATACCGGCGTCTGTGTCGATCAGGATAGGTGTATGATTACCCTTCTGGTTATTTCTAATGCCATATGCAGGAGTAGTATAAGGACTATCTACGGGCCATGGTACCTGAGACTTATCCATGATGTAATCGACTTTGACATCGCATCTGTTCTTGACTAGCGTAATAGCGCCATTACCATCATTGTACTGAGAGTAGGCGGTGAATTCATTTAAGATATACACGGCATTCTGGAAATATCTTACTAGATCGAGTTCGTCTAACAGACCTGTTACTACTTGATTTGTAACAGTGTTTAAAATATTTATTCCTGTGGATTCCGTATGAAAATAGACTGTAGGCATTTATAATACCTTTGATATTTATATCGAGGAAGTCATAACATGAAAATGATTTCTAGCTGCTATATTAAATATCTCATGAAATCCTATGACAATCTTAATAAATGCCGCCGAACTCGTGTGGAGTAAGCTAATGAGTAATAACCTTTTAAATTCCCCTAGACTATTCACATATGTTTCGTCTATAGTCGATCGTAAGATTCGCCCACTGTCTTTGAGTCTATCGACCTCGCTTGGACTACTAAGATCACTAGTGACTTCGTCCAAGACATCTGCCGATGCATCGGATGCATCGGCCTATGCTTCTAATCTTAGTGCTATATCCTCTCAGGCGGCGTTAGACTACTTTAAGTCACACTTCATAGGGGTATATCCATCTGACCCTACAGTCGCGTCCTACGGTCATGCTATCGCTAATAACGCTATATATGTTAGATCGACGGATGGTAGACTGCGTTGGGTCACTAGTGTAGATATCAATGGTAATCTGACATGGGGTGATGCCAATGTGGTAGCATTCCCTACAATGCCTGGTACTCTCACCATCCAAGGTACTGGTAACAATGCGGCATTGATTCTAGATAATCAAAATACAGCCATTGATTATCGTATCGTAGCTAAAGATGATGGTCACTTAGCTATTGTGGATAATTCCAATGGTACTGAACTGTTGATTATTGTAGCTGGTATATTAAAGACTGGAGTAGGTGCTGTATTCTGGAATGCTGATAACGATGGATCTGGATCAGGCTTAGATGCCGATCTACTAGATGGTCTAGATTCCACAGCGTTTGCTAAGTGGGCTGGTGGTACGTTTACTAACACCATTACTGTACAAGGTGATGTATACACTTATAAGTCTGGTGGTACTACAGGAGCGGTCTATCTAAATAGTGCGGGCACTAGATATTTATATAACGATGGCACTAGTTATTTTCTACCTAGCCAGCAACTATATGTCAATGGCGCATTGGTCTGGAACTCAGCCAATGACGGTAGTGGTTCAGGTATGGATACTGATTTATTCAGAGGTCAGACAGATGCTATATTTATTAAGAAATCTGAAATCCTATATGGGTCAAATACCAATGGGTATTGGCGCAGTGAACCAGTATCCGGGGGTAAGTTTCTACTAGTGCAGTATGGATCAGGTAGTGCTGGTGAACCAACCAGTGGGCCATTCACATTCCCCAAAACATTTAATGTAGGAAGTATAGCTGAGATAGATTTTCAGGTGACTTCGACTGGTGGTAACGCTTCTGCTACTAGTGGTGATGACGTAGGTGGTAATGTGAATACTACTTCTACTTACACTCTATTCTCGGATGATGGCACCAAAGGTGTGCGCTGGAGAGCAGAGGCTATCGTTAACAGTGTTCCTTGATTAGTGGAGTAATCTCATGGCATATTCAATAGGAACATACGACAGTACTACACAGACTGTCCCAGTGACATTCGATCTCAACGGTCGTACGTATGTTAGATCCATACAGTCAGTATTGGACAATGGTACTACCTACAACGCAGTAGCCACTGATCTAATTGTACAAAAACTAGTATCTGGTCAGATATATCGGTCTGAAATTGAAGACTCATTGGTTGGGGGCCGTCTTAATCCTACTAAATGGACTAGATTGGGTGCTATCTATAAGTTCATTATAAATGGGGCTGGCTTGGTAACGATAGACACACTGTTACGCGATAAAGTCACTATTAGTACATCAGTTACCTCCTTCTCAGCTACTGGTACTGAGACTATCCAGTACTATGTTTTTAATACTAATGTCGGGTACATTAGAGCGACACTTACAGGTACTGCTACTGCTGAATTAGTATAATCATCATAATGGATTAGTGGGACGGCCCACTAATCCATTATCTTTCTCTCCCATGTACTACATAAGGATATTTTCATGATAGATGTTACAGCCACACAGGCGGCGCTCTTAGCCGCAGGTTACAATCCTGGTCCGATAGATGGATCATGGGGTAGAGGTACGATGACGGCTATCTTGTGTCACCAGGTACAAAGACAACCAGACGCGATGTTAAAGATGTTTGGTCAGGCTTTGGCTAATGAATTACCTAAGCACGGTATTACCGCCACTAAGTTTAGACTAGCTGAATTTACGGCAGAGACATCTCATGAGACTGGGGGGTACACAAGATTCGAGGAGAACATGCATTACTCAGCTAAGCGACTCATACAAATATGGCCTAATAGATTTAAGACTTTACAGTCAGCCTTACCCTATGCCTGGGATCCTACTGATCCAGATAAAGAAGATGTAGCTCTAGCCAATTACGTCTATGGTACTCGCATGGGTAATGAATCTAATGGTACTAATGATAATGATGGATGGGATAACCGTGGTGGTGGCCTTATCCAGCATACTGGTAAAGCTGAGTATACCATTTTAAAGAGTCATCTAGAACTCACGTCTGAACAAATTCATACAGATCCAGCATCTATGGTATTGGCTGTATGCGACTACTGGGATCGCGTTAAAGCTAATGACTATATCGATCGCAGTAACTTCGTCGATTTACGTAAGCGTGTAAATGGTGGTACACTGGGTGTAGACGATGTAGCAGCTAAGCGTAATCGTAGTCTGTTAGTCATTAAGTAATACTAGTATCCATCTTTAGGAGGATTACTATGAACATAATTAGTACTATACTCTCTTTTCTAATACATCCTTTGGCGATACCGCTCACACTCTTTAAGAAACTATTCTCATGGAGACCTCCTCTGTCCACAGTAATTGTCGGAATACTACTAGTCCTAGCTACATTAGGATTCGGTATTCAGACAGTTAGGATCGATGGATTCCATATCAGACCTAACTTAGGACTGTTTAAGTTTACTCTAGTATCTATAGATGGATACAAAGAGATTAACCTAAAATTAACTAATGCTCTAGCAGATCGAGAGAGACTAGAAAAAGTAGCCAGACAAGATCAGGCTATAGTCAATCAACAACCTGCTATTATCAGTAGACAATTAGCGGAGACTACTAATGAAACTCATCCAGTTTCCTCAGCTCAAATTAAAGATGCGATCGCTGTGTATGCTAGTACCCATCGCGCTCCTGAGTGCGTGCGGGCACCAGATTTCAGTGTACTCGACGGGAAAACCAGTATGCGTGGACCCGATAGTCCTACCCCGAGTGGCGACCAGTCCAACGTGGCACCCAGAATGGTGGTCATTTCCGAAGACGAACTCATCCACTGGGCAGGCAACACCAAAGATCTCGACGAACTGCGCGCGTATCTTAAAGGCTTAATCGATCGTGGTATAGCGGTACCATGGTCAGATGAGAAACCTACAGTAGCGAAATGATGTATAGTAGAGGGTCATATGACCCTCTACTATATTTTGATTACTTTTGAAAAGGATCTATAAATGACTAAGTTTAGCGCGTTTGGGAATGCCAATTCGATAAGCGGAAGTGAGCTTATTCCAGTAGCTGACGAAGGCGTCAATAAAACTATATCGGTGAATAGTCTACAGAATCATATCTTAACAACTCCTAAGAGTGGTACTACAGCTAATAGACCCACAGGTGTACCAGTGGGCTATCAGTATTATGACAGTACTCTGAGTAAGCCAGTATGGTACAATAGCGCGGTGTGGAAAGATGCGTCTGGTACGACAGTGTAACCAAACAAGTGATACTGAGGCAATGCCTCAGTATCACAATAATCATTTATCTTTCTCATTGTCGGAGATTTTTGAAATGAATGGTGTAGGAGGGTTTATCTTCTTTAGTAATTGGATAGCTCTCATCAGTTTAAGATGAGTAATAAATCCCCCACTAAATATACTAAACACATAGAACCATTTATATATTATAGTAGATATCCACCAGTTTACAAATATAGTAATCCGCCTAGACATTTTAGCGAGTAATATAATCGACTTACTACTATCACTCAATGCAATAGTGAGCTCATCTATTTCAGGTACGGGGTATTTGTATTTAGGGACAGGTAGTAATTTATAAAATATAGATGTACTTCCCATAACACAAATGACTATAGGCCCTATTGTTTCTAAATAACCCGATAACGATGGAAAGAAATACTCGATCCATCTGAAGACCGACAGTATTCCAAGTCCGGAATCCATAACGAATATCCTTTTTATTATATCTTACAATGGTTTAATAATCAATCTACCCTAAGATAAATAGAAATAGTTTATAATCACACCATTGTGCACAAAAAATATCATCAGTCAAGTATTATTTATAGGTATAATTAGTAGAGGGAGGGTATTCCCCTCCCTCTATGGACTGCATTTAAACAGTCTTCTTGGATTTCTTTTTCGTCACAATAAGTGTAGCGTCTGTGGGAATAGTGCTGTCCACCGCGCTAATATCATCTACGATACCGTCTGTAGCGGTGTCTTCGACTGCTGGATCACCGATATCGGTATCCATGGTTTGCTCAGGCTGAGAGTTATCTGTAATGGTATTTACCACTATGGATTCCGAGACTGAGTCGGTTGCATCAACAGTATCAGTAACCGTCTCAGTGAGTTCTGCCGCAGTAGACTCAGTCGGAGCGATAGCTACTTCATCAGCTGCTTCTACTACGACAGTACCGACTGGTTCCACAGGAGTTACCCCCGTTGGGACTGCAATTGGTTCTACGACTGGTGTGAGGGCTACTATCGGTTCCACCACGGTATCAGTCATTACGACTGATCCTACCTTGACCTTATACTCAACGCCGCGCCCCACCTCATTCACACGCTCTAGTGTGGCTACTTCATCATAAGCACCAGTATCATCTGTACAGATGTTTACATCGCGTGTGTATTCCTGAGTACCTTGAGTAAACGTCACAGTGACTTTACCAGTCCGCGTATTCACATCACCTAACTTAATATCCATGTCGATATCCTTTTAATAACAATCAAACTATAGTTAGATCGCGCCATAGACATACTCAGTGATACACTCGCATACACGGTATACCATGCTCCTTAAGAGCATCGATTATCTGTTCTCGATCATCTACAAACATATCTGGTTTGATAGTCTCTTGACTCCACCATTCCAGTTTAAGATCGTAATCATCACGAGTATCTCCAGCCGATCTCATTCTGACAGTGAGATCCAGTAGACCTACCATAGTGAGCCACGCTAGTGTATCTTCTTTAACTATATCACTCCGCCCTGTCCATAGTTCTACTACGTTACCAGCACTGAGTAGACTACGGATCATTTCGACGACTGGATAATGAGGGATATCCCACTTGCATGCTTTGAAGTAACTATCCCAATCACCATCTTCACGCAGGTGTTCTCTATGAGTAGTGTCAGCTAGAGTACCATCTAAATCGAATACATAATACATATCTAAATCCTATCTAGGTAGTAGTAGAGGGTCTATATAGACCCTCTACTATACATCCATCATATTACTTTTTAGTAGTACTTACTGACCAGAACTTAGGTTTGTAAGTACCATTTAAAATAGCTAGAATATCAGGCAGGGTCATGAAAGGACGATCCAGTCCTGCAGCTCCCTTATACGACCACCAGCCTCTAGAACTCAATATATCATCGACTGCATAGCCAGACTTTTGAAGCTGCTCAGCAAATGCATCTATACCGATAGAATAATCTACAGGTTGACCCATAAGTGACCAATTGTTCTGAATGACAAAAAGCTGGTAAGTAAGCTCTAGAGCTCTTTCTACTTTGTAAGTCCGAGACAGATCGAAGATCTTAGTCCTACCAATATCTAAGTTGTCGAGTAATGGGCTGCGCACTGATCTAGGATTACCTATCCCATAATACTTGTTATTGCGAAGATAGTTGTAATAGCTAAGGCCAGTCATGATACCGAACCGCTGTGATGATACCATCTGAGTCTGCGATCCTGATGGAGCATTCTTACACCGCACTAGCATCATAGATAGCTCTTGTAGCTCAGTACCAGATACATGAGTATCTGATGGGTAATCAGTAATAGTGCGATCAGCTGCGCCCACGAGAGCCTTAGTGCTGGAGATTTTAAAGATCGATGACATCAGGAAGTTAAACTTAGGACCCATGGCCTTAGTCGTCTCATCCTGGTTCATGTACTGCATGTCTTTCTTGACCGGCTTACCGTCCATGGACTGCTTCCGACCCAAGTGACCTGTCATGATGCAGTAGATACCAGCCTTAGCACAGATACTAGGTAGCTGGCGCATAAGCCTAGCTTTGTTCCATCCCTCTTCCATGAAGATAGTACGCATAGCACTCATTTCAGTACCAGCATTATGTTCTTCATTTTTGATATTGAGTTGGCGCACTAATGCTTCAGTCCAGCTATCGATACCTACAAATGTCGGGAGCATCATCCGATAGGGTTTACCAGTAGTCGGATCTAGGATCTCAGTCTCTACTTCCCAATCTTTAAACTGCTTGATCTTAGTATCTCGAAGCTGCTTCATGAAGTCAAACCAAGCATCCAGGTTCTCACCATGATCAGTGGTAGGATCAAATATCTTAATCCTTTTTTCTAGATCAGTGATATGCGCTTCACGCTTTTCTGGTTCATCGACATAAAGATTAGACATATTGGCCAGACGATTAGTATCGAGAGCCGCATACTCACTATCAAAGTCGTAATACTCTGACTCTGGGAATCTAGCCATAGCGTTTACAGCTGTACCATGTAAACACGTCGACTTAAACTTATTGGCATCTGCGATAAATGCAGTGGTCATACCTAGACCACCAGACATAGCCCACGTACCAGTGGTAGTAGGTACAAACTTACCATTAGTGATATCTAACGGAGTCCCAGTATTAATATAAGGACGATAGGTGGCGCCATCGTCTTCCGATAGACTCATGAGTGTACGAGCATTCATTATAGAGTACCTTTTGATAGCGTAATTATAGATAGATAGGTTAGTTAAATCATACAATCAAACCTTTTGTAAAAATAATAATTACTTACCTTTTTGGTATAAGATAACCACTATCCTAGATGATATGACCTCTATTGACATGATATTTGAAAGGATGTTTGACTATGGTAGCCAACATCACGAACTACGTATCGTCTACTATAAATCGAGGAGATGTTTTATCTCCTACAGAGTTTTACTCTATAAACTCTATGATCCTAGGGATCTTAAAAGATTATCGATACAGTAGTATAAAAGCTAACAATATAGCTTTGCAATCGCATAAGACTAATTACGATGATCCTCACAACACTATGGGTAGTCTATTTCCAGATATCGTAAACAGGGTCTACAGCTTTTATAGTACTATGACAGATACCCCTATGAGTCTATATGACTTTAACACTACTGTAGTACCTTCTGTGTCCTTTTTAGAGCTATGTCATCGGATAGTCCTGAATAGATATCTATACAACAGTATAAAAAGTGGTAACACTACTCTCACTACTACATTTTTAAACATACCCAATGATGTGTTTCGTACTGATAATCCAGATACTGTTACTAAGGTCACATTTAGTAATAGCTTTAGTAATGAAGCTCAGTTTAATCAATATGGTATCGCCAGTACGACCACTCCTCCTAATCTCATACAGACTGCTACTGATCTCAGTTTACCATCAGATAGGCTCAAACCTCTGTTCTCTACATCGGCTAGTAATCCATATTTCCCAGGACTCTCTCCTGAAAATGATTACACCATTAGTGTAGAAAGCAATGCTAAGTGGTATACAGTGCTTATGCAGGTAGTGTGGACTCCTCAGGTCAATACTGATATATTCACCATCGGTACGATTGATGCTCTCCTCACCGTCTATATGACTAGTAAGCGAGCTATCAATGTCAAATATAACAACATCGTGTTGTTCACTACTGATATACCTGTCGCTGATGGTAGAATTAGTATAGAGTTTTCTACTAGTGGATCACTGGCTGTAAAGACTGTGGTGAGCGGTATAGTGTACACATACGCATTCAATCTACCGATTCCAGAATTGCTGACTACTGAGCAGGGCGAATATATCGTAACTGAAGATGGCTACTTTATACCCCTAGAAAATAACAGTGGTATACACTGGGATTGGTCATATGAGTCCAATAAACAGCTTCGTGTTAAACTAGGCCTAGAGAGTACAACGGCTAGAGGAACTTGGAATAACGTATCCATAACTAACTCCAATGCTCTACGTGATAACAATGGAGAACCATTGTTATCTGAGAATGGATATGTACTAACTTCAGAAGGAATCACTGGCTACGACTTTGGTGTTGGAGCTTGTAGTCTAAGAGAGCTATCGTTGTATAAAGGTACAGCGACATACCCTTACGCTGCATGAGCCATGATAGTAAGAATAATTAAAGGAATATCATCATGACCATAGACCCCAACGCCAATTACTATCAACCATCAATGGGTAGTATCACTGGGTTCGACAATCTAACGATCACACAGACTAATACTCCAGTACCAACATTGGGTTGGTCAGTCGATCAACTAAGACAATTTCTACTCAATCCCGATGAACAGAACTTTCCATCCAGGGACTGGGTATTTAATGTCGATCAGGACATCTCTCATCACTTAGTTGACTTCAATAACCCTCACAATGTAACTATAGACCAACTCACAAATGATTTCATTAAGAACATCATGAGTAAGCTAGTGCCAGGTACTCTACCGTCTGGTCCGGCCATAGTGTCTTATGATGCAGCATGCGAGATACCGTTGGAGACTACTGAATACATCACCGATGAATCGGGTGTGGTTATCACTACTGAGAATGGTGAGAATATAGAGACAGAAAGTTCGTTTGTCGGCCTGTTCCCTGGATCAGCTATTTCTACAAATATGTATCGCCTCAATATCAGTGATCAGTTTGTCTATAGTCAGACAGCGTTCGATCACTCGATGGTCGATTACACTATCGGTAAAGCTGGTATCCCTCTATTTCCTAGTTATACAGCTGTGGCTCCTACCACGTGGGGTAGTGATACCACTACACGACTAAATACGTTATTGACTACTAGTGTAATTCCTACATCTCTACTAGCACCGTTTCCACTCTACGATGTTTTTGAAACATCTATGATCGGTGAGTTTGGACTCAATCTCCCTGTAACACAAGTAGCCGGTATGACGTATTATACATGCTTCTATATCGTACCTACAGATAACACAGGTACACTGCGCATAAACCATCCTAATAATACTACAGACTTCGCATTGGTTTCATTATTAGATGGTTCAGTTATTAGATCATCGAGTAACGTACTAATCTCAGCTGCAAAATATACCAGTGGTATCGTTAGAGTAGGATTTGGATTTAAGTCTCCTGTTGGTAATGCCGCTACTAGCATTAAGTTGACATATGCGCCATTTGGTCAGAGCTCATATACACGCACTGGTGTCGATGCTCAACTCATGTTTTCGATCGGTGGACTATCGACATCGACGGCTCTCGTAGAGCGTCCTCATCTGGTAAACCAGACACTCCCAGCAACCAATGGTCAGTTCATTGTGGATATGACTAAGATTGTACAGAACACATTGATATCGCTCAATGCAGCTACTATCAGTGTCAGTACGTATATGAGCGATCTACTATCCGGTACTGATCTAGGTAATCCTACGATCATGACATTTGGTCCACTGTCACTAGTCAGAGGTAACACTCAGATTAATGTACTGGTATCTGGTACTCCCATCGGATCTATTCCTTTTGTACCTGGTAGTAACACATACGCGATCAGCTATAGTCCCACTACAATCATCATTAAAGACTCTCACAGTGATAGACAGACCTTTACAGGTACTTATCCACTACTACCCCTCGGTAGTCTTTATTTTGAGAAGTTCAGTGGCTATCTACTAGGCTTTGAGATCTATGCTGGACAAGACACTGCTCTAACATTGGAATATCTGACCAATGGATAAGTTATTCACGGTAATTGATAGATTGACATTTATCGATTCTTCATTTATCGGGTGCGAGAGTATATCGTTGTCAGCTAGAGTACATGACTTCATGCACTACTACTTTTCTAGATTCTTGACTAATATCAAGGACACGATGAAAGAGTTCTCTCAATCTGAAATCAAAGATTATACCACTAGGTATCGCAGAGCCATCGATCTATCTATCGATGATCCATTGGTGGATATAAGATCTATGATCTTAGCCATACCTAAAGGGATGATCCGCTCTTATCCAGATACTATTTCAGTATTAGTGAAACTATTAACTGATATCAATTATACCACTATCCCTAAAGATCTAAAAGCTATCGAAGATAATCTTAAGAATCCTGATAACATATCTACGATAGCTCCTTACTCTGCTAGTGATTTTAGTAGAGATAAGACTTTACTCAGTGGTTTATTTACACAGGCTGGATTGATTCATAAAACTGGTGAGGTGTTGTTTAACAATAAACAAGATATCCACAAAGTAGAATCAGATCTACTAACATTAACCAACGAGTGTTATCCACTGGTGTTTGATATCAAGACTATCTTAAAGTATTTAGAAGAAGCTCATGACAGAGCTAGTGATGTGCCTGAGCATATGCCCAACAGTCTACTCTCAGTGGGATATAGATTATCTATATTTTCGGTGGTAGTAGATAACATACAAGCGATAGAACACAACTTCGTACAGTGCTTAGAATCGATTCGTAAACGTAGTCTTAGGAATAAATAAGAAGAGGATGATGAGAGGGCGTGAGCCCTCTCATCATATCTCTCAATTAGAAGTTTACAGTAAGATAACGGAAGATATGATCTTCGGAGCCTACAGACGATAGTAGTAGAACTGAGCCATTCTCAATGAGATTGGATCCTACGATATCCTTAGTGGTAAGATATGTTTCCACCAACTCACGATCGCCTAGAGTATTCTCGTGGAATCGCACGGCTCTAAATTCATCTTCTACAACCACACTACCGATATAGTACTCACCCAGCTTAAACAAACTAGCGATAGGTAGTTTGTTCTCTCGTGGACCACGACGCTTTTGTCCACGACGATCCTTCTTGGAATTATCCACTACTGGAGGAGAAGTATCGCCTTTGGTGAGATCCTTCTTGATCTTAGCTTCTTTGTAAGCTAGACGGCAGAATTCTTCAAAGTCTTCATATCGACCATTGAAGATTCGAGGCTCTTCGTCGTTGTCGAGATTGAGAGTGATATCATCAAGTGACTTCTCGATAGCTTCTCGGTTATAACCATTGGGAGTGAACGGTAGAAAGTGAGGCTTCCACGGATATGCTTCTGGAATATCATTCACCGAATTAAACAACCAACCAACGAATGGGCCTTCCTTGTCAGAGTAATCGTCTTCACTGAACTCTACCGTCATAGCACTACCATCATCGTCGATCCGGTGGACTCGTGTCAAGATACAATTTACACTCGGAATCGAAAGAGGACGATCTTCGTTAGCGTTGTTCTGATTGAGTTGTACTGAACATGTCCCAGCGATGGAGTACATCAGCACATATGTGTAGTTGTTCACCGTGTCGTAAATAGCAATACCAAGGGTATCACTCACTTCGATCCGATTGAGATGAATTCGTGAGACAGGTCGGGTATAATCCAAGAATGATGATGACACTACCACACGATTCATAGCAAGCGGAGAGTAGTCATTCTTGGCTGCCATAATAACTGCGTTAAACGACTTACGCTGAATGGTGTTAAACAACACATCCCAGATAGCTAGGCTACCGCTACTGCGTTGATCTGGACGACAGGCTAGAGTGATCTCAGTAAGAGCATCAAACTTCTCACGACTTACCTGACGCAGAATCTTTTCCGCATCGATGGAATAGATGTTACCAGTGGGATCTTCTGGGTTATTACTAATGAGACGATTGAAACTCAAGGATGCATCAAATGGCGCATCCGCCCTAGTGATATTCTTAGATACGACATTGAAACTCGAGAGACGACCATTCGAGAAATTAAGACCAGTCATGTATAGATCCCTTATGAGAAAAAGAAAATAGGTTAATTAAAATAGCGCGGCTTCGATGATCGAACTATCACTAGCTCCTTGAGGACTACCCCAAGCATCGATATCGGTAACATACTGAGGCATCTCTTCTAAGTCATCCACAATACCAAACTCAGTAAAGGGATAAGCACAGAACTTATGATTCTCAGGAGTATCTTTACATCCACGGTTTTTACGATTGACCATCGTTAGAAATTTATGACCATCGACATTGTTTTCTAGTTGTAAGAAAAACAAGATATCCACAATACGGTGGACGTCAGAGCTATCAGCCATCAGTGATGGATTAAACTTCTTTACTGGATAGCGAGTATCACGTGCTATCTCTTCGGCTTTCTTAGTGAGCTGATGACCAGTGGCTAATAGATAACCACATGACTTTGCATGATTAGCAAACTTAAGATAATTCTCTTTGATGAGCTGTATCTGCCCCTGCGATGAAAATGAGTCACCAGGATCGATTCCGCGGGCCTCACTCATGTAGTCTAGGTCGAACAATACGACTTGATAACCTAAGTCCACAAATGAATTATATCTCTGAGTGAATTTCCTAAATGAAAACTCATGAGGAGAATATCGATCGATAAATAACTCTACATCAAACTGAGAGAAATACTTCTGTAACCAATCTGTGATCATCTCAATCGATAGCGTATTGAGATCTACTTGACGTTTTTCGATACGACAGTAAAGGATCTTAAATACATCCATGAGGTTTTGATTGACTTCATTTTCTAGTGAGACAAAGTAAACCAGTGCTTTCTTATCGGGCTCTACAAATATTTTATTGTAGATAATAGTCCAGAGCATGATAGATACTAACATACCAGACTTGTAGTTATGTGAGCTAGCAGCAAAGACTACAGTCTCACCCAGTCCAAATCCACCTCGGCTACCTAGTGCCTTATTAAGACCTTGTAGACCAGTCTTAATGACACCTCTGATATTTCTATCCATAAATGTATTAAGAGCTCTCATGATACTGTCTTTATCAGACAGACTCACATACGTCTCTGAAGCTTTGGTATCTGAGACAGCCTGACGAGATTCGATAGACTTTAAAGAGTCATCTAGCATGCTCTTTACTTTATTGAGTTCGATCTCTTGCTCTTCGACATCACTAATCTCAGAGATGTTCTTAGACTTAGCAAAGATCTTCCTAGCTACAGCATCGATACCTGAGAGTAATAACGCATTGTTGATGCGCTTAGTGTATTCATCGATTTGTTTAGCAGAGATAGGAGTATCCGCGGTCAGTACATCTGTGAGCAGATCTCGGATGACTGGATGCGCTTTGATAGTCTCATTACTCTTTACTTTGAGTAAGAGTATCTTAGAAGCAGTCACATCTTCCTGATTGGTATTTTCAGCTATGACTGATTTGATAAGACTCTTATATACTTCAATGAGTTCATCATCACCAGTCTTGAATTCTTTTTTAGAAGATAGTTTATCTTGGACTTCGATAAACTCTTTTACAAGAGCACGAGGTCTATCTGAACTATCTCCTAGTAACAGGAATAGTGCATCTAAATAGGTAGAGGCAGAAACCAACATTTCGGTTCACCTTTTGATAGAACATACAGAATAGGTCGACACAAGATCGTGCTGATATCTCTATTTATAAATATCAGGATCCAGTGTGGAAATACAAGATATAAAGATAGTATGACTTTATTACCAACAGTAAAAGGGATAGACTCATCTGGGTCGTCCAAATCATAAATCCTTTTTGGAACTTTTTAATAATCGATTGGTTTTGAAAAGTCTTAGATTTGTGAGGTCATGACCTATTTACAATGAGGATCATCAATATGCTTTTCCTAAGAGACGAGAAAGTATTCTCGGTTTCAAAGACGATGGGAGCTGTCCCATACGACGACATCAAAACACTATTTAGTGAGTTCTTTTGTTACCTACTCATCACTGGGTTATATCTAGAGGGTAGATCACATGGTGGTCTCCGTAGCAGCGCCGATAGACTCAGCGAAAACCAAGGTGTAGTTGGGCTATTCGATAATTGCTATAATTACAAATTAGGTAAAATCTATAGCGATGAACTCATAGCCAGGTACAAAGTACTCTTGGTTCATCCTGACATCATCGACTCTGAGTTAAAAGTATTAAGACAACTCGATGGTATCTTCTTAGATAAGAACGAGACTTATGGTTATCAGCTTTCAGCTAATGACATCCTAGGTATCGCTTATCGCCGTGTGTTTACAAATGATATGATGAACATTGCCCATTACGTGGCAGTGACATTTGGACAGACTGAGTTTCCTGAAACTAAGAAACTACCAGTCCTTTATATTTCATTGTTTGGTAATATCCATCTTAGTCAATACGACACCACTATGGTGTCTGCTCCTAAGTTACTATATGGTACACTGCGAGATGGCGTCCAGGTGACTGCGCTATGGTCATTACTCTCTACTCAGATTGACAGTATAGGTGAAGCTTATTGGCCAGGTAACTATCTAGGTGATCTACTGACCAGTCTATCATTCCTAGGAGCAGATGTCAATGATGGTAGAGCTATTTCCTATCCCAGACTAGCCAATGCGCTAAGTGTCAGTGGTAGACTAGGGATCGATGGATTCAATCCCATCCCGATGAGTGCTCAAGCTTACAAAGAATTTCTATATGGTACTATACGTGGAAACAGTGGTAAGATGGATGTCATCAATACCCCCATTTTCCTATATATACTAAATGTTATGATGGAAAAGGTTGAAGCAACTTCACAAACCCATCTTTTCGCAGAAAATTCTTCCTTTAGAAAACTCTACCAGTTTAATCAAATAAACTACAAAAAGGTAGACCAACCCCACATCCTACAATACGCACTCGAGGCTCTCGATGCTAAAGTAGATGACACTGAACAATCTTCTGAGGAGTCAGCCGATGGCTTTAACGAGGAAGATGATACTACAAAGCCTACTGAAGGTAGCACTGAAGATCCAATCGAAGAAGATCCTCAGACTGATGAAAATGGTTATGATCCTGCTTCTCCTCCGCCAGCTGTCCCTATCGGGGCACCTAGTATGGATAAGAATACTATAGACATCATCTCGTTTGATAAAACGGGAGAAGGTGTTAATGAAGATCTATACCGAACCGCTGTAATCGCTTTGAATGATCGGCTTCAGAGAGATGACAGTATCGAGATAGAATCTGAAACTAAAGATGCTCTTAACTATTGGGTTAATGGCTTCTTATACAGAACAGCTATCTCAGCCACTAAAGATCAAATTTCTTCTCTGGGCCTTCAGCAACATCTGAAGATTTTAAGTAAAGTGAAAGGTTAATCCATGACGTACCCCAATACCGCGCTGCGCGAGCGTATCCGTGAGGCAGCTAAAGAACTCGGCATCCAAGCCCCGCGCCAGTCGTTGGCCGCGCGCGTTAAGGATCTGACCGTCGACGTACTCAAGGGCTGGAATGCCGTTACTGCTCCTAAGGGCGCTGGCGCTTTGGGTCTGGAATCATTTGGTTCGGAAGCTCCTGTCCGTAACCCCAGCTTCGATGCTCTGCGCGATGCCGATCCTCGTAAGCTCATGAAGGGCCTCAATGACATGGGTATGGCTCCTCGCCATATGGAACAGGTCACTGAGAGCATCATGGGTCTCTATGATAATTCCAGCTATAACACGACTGACATCCTGCGTGGCGGTTCGTTCAACTCTGATTCGCATCAGCCTCTCTCGCGCGTCGTGGGCCGCACTTCGGCTTCGATCCTCAGTCAGCAGGACAGTGGTCTTGGTCTGGAAGCTTTTGGTGATGACATCAATCGTCTGGCTACTGACGATCGGCTGACCATGAGCCTCATCATCATGCGTCCTTGGGACAACATCATGGACAAGGCCCTGGCTCGCGTTAGCGAATCTTCGCCTGTCGTGACTGTACGTGTCCCTTCACCTGAAGCTTGGGATTGGGCTACGACTCAGCAGGCTAACTCGACTGCCGAATCGCGTAGCGGTTCTTCGAACACCTATCGCCTGCGTAACCTGTATCGTAACCCGACTCCGGTTAACTCGGCTTCTAAGAAGATCGTTGCTCTGACTGCTAACGATTCAGGCAGCGTCCTTTGGAACAGCACCACGCAGTTCTACAAGACCGCTAAGGACGTTTCGCTCCTCGATCTGGCTCGTGATAGCTCGCGCTTCACCTACGATCGTGTCGACCGTACTGACCTGATCGCCGATGGTGGTATCCTCGACAACGTGATCGTCGAACTCTCGGGTACGGTTAGCTCTGCTACCGTTACGGAACAGTTCCTGATCAGCACGCGTCCTTTCGATATGGCTTATTTCGTTGTAACGCCTTCGAACAAGACGTCTGGTGCTCGTCAGGTCATCCTGGAAGCAGTAGTACCGTTTAGCTCGGCTACCACCAAGTACAATGGCGGCGCCTCGACGCTTGCTGCTCAGCTCACTGATGCCAAGATCAAACTCCGTGTCCGTATCACGGCTTCGCTCGACATCAAGACTGGACTCCTGTATGCTTCGGGTACGGCTGCTCTGACGCTGGTACAGCTCGCTGCTGGTACGGTTATCTCGGCTGGTACGAACACCTTCTTTGGTACGCTTACCGCCGCGGTTGTTGCTTACAGCACCGACCTGGCCTATGACGAAGAGAACCAGCGCAAGGCTAACCTGGCTGTCTGGGTCAACTACTCGGAACAGCAGTTCGTCGTTCCTCGTTCGCGCATCTATTTCACCGAATACGCCCTGACTCAGGACGTCGATGAAAACGCGATCGCCGCTACCTCGTCCATCGTTGCTCTTGGTAACGGTCGGCGTGGTCTCGACATCGTCGTGAACGCTCTTAACGATACGGCTAGTGGCCTGGCTTTTGCTAACGCTAACCCTGAGATCGCTTCGTGGAACACGACTGATGAGCAGTCGTTTGCTGGTTCGCTTGTGAAGCCCACCGTGGTCACCACCACCATGGACTTTGCCACCGAAGAGCTCAACACTATGAACGAATCGACTCGTCTGTCGGAAATTCATGGTCGCTTCCGCGCTCGTTTCCTCTCGATGGTCACGCAGCTGTTCGCTAAGTCGCTGATGCTCAATCAGTACAAGGCTGGTGAAACTCCCGTCATCAAGGCCTGGTGCCACTCGACGATTGCTGATCTGGTTATCGGTATCCTCGACTATCACCCTGACCTTAAGGACAAGGAGTCGCTGGCTACTGGCGCTGATTACTCGATGGTACTGCCTAACGGCTATCGCCTCGATGTCATCAAGACCAACCTGGACTGCATGCAGCAGCGCATCTACGCGATCCCGGTGATCGAGAGCGATCCTGCTAGCATCATCTCGGGTGCTTCGATCCGCGACTGCGGTACTGTCACGACGAACTACACCCCCACCAACGGTGGTGCTGTGACTCGTCGTGTCGCTACCACGACTCGTGAAATCGTGTTCGTGTCGAACCGCGTTGGTATCTGCATCAACCTTACTGGTCTGCAGACTCAGCTGGGTGCGTTCGGTTACACGCCGGTACTGCTCAACGCCGACTACACGGCGTCGCTCACGGTATAATCTTTTCGTATCGTCGATCAGATGGATGGAGGTGGGGCTCTACGCCCCACCTCTTTTCCCTTTGTGATCTTTATTCTATTATTTAACCTTAAGATGATTTGATAAATAGTAGATAGGTCACACACCATATGAGTAATCCTGAAAACATAGTCGCTAGGACTATGCTCCATAACACCTATGTATCTGATCTAGGTAATGGTACTGATGCGATAGTGGTATCTGAGATAGTCGAAAATGAACATAGTGATACTAGACCTAATCTAAGGATCATTAAGTCACCTAAAGTATCATTCTGGGTAACCCAACCTCAGTATCGTAATCATACAGACAAAAAAGAATTAGAAGAACTCAGAAAGCTAGATGAGTATATCGTACCCTATAAGGATAAAGATAAAGAGATCTTTAAAGTCCTCAATGGATTTTATCCTAACTTCTTAACATTTAAGCAGAGGAAGGAGCTCTATCAGAGCCCTTATCTCTATGGTGCGAATATCGATATCAGTGCATTAGTAGGTATTAAATATAAGCAGGATCTACTAAAAGCTAATAGGACGCCTCACACACCCACCACAGGCTTCTTCGACATCGAGAAGAGTCTCATACCAGCGACATACGGTAAACTGCCGCTAATGGCCTTTGTAGCCGAAGATAGAGTATATCTAGCTATGAAGCAGTCCTTCATGTATGAAGAACGCAATGGTAAGATGGAATCTGTATCGATTGAAGATGTAGAAAAAGCAGCTCATGAATATATAGATCCTCTAGTAGAAAACATCTTTGCTACGAATAGTGATCTAGCTGACTATAAGTCCAGATTACCTTTTAAATATCACTTCTTCGCAGGTGAAACTGAAGTCGATATGATTAAGTGGATCTGGAGTAAGATGCATGAGACTCAAGTATCATTTATCGGTATTTGGAACCTAGGCTTTGATATCCCTGAAATCATCGCAGTCTTAGATGAAGCTGGTATAGCTCACAAAGATGTATTTTCACATCCTAGTCTTAAGGGTACTCCATATAGCTATGCTAGCTTCCATGAGGATAAACGAAAGGTAGCTCACTTTACTCAGAAGTGGCATTGGTTATCAGCTACCGGACATTGTCAATTTGTAGACTCTATGGCTCTCTATAGTTACATTCGCACTGTGGACGGCAAAGAAGCGTCATATGCTCTAGATGATATCTTGAAGAAATATAACCTAGGTGGAAAGCTAAAGATCGATAAGACTAGTGAGTTAGAAGGTCTTCAGACAGAAGACTGGCATCGTGCTATGTTAGGTAGATTCTTCACGCTGTACGCTGTGTATGCGATGTGGGACTCTATGAGTCTGCAGCTATTAGAATGGCGCAACAACGATCTAACATCTCTCATGCTTGGATCAGATATATCTAGCCCTAAGTACTTTCCAAATCAAACTATCAGAGCCACGAACACTCTGTTCGAAGATTGGAAACCCAAAGGGTTTATATTGGGAACAGGTACCGACGTAGAAGGTATTAGAGATGATGACCTACTGACTGCAGGGGGCGCCGTTTTGTCACCTCAGAATCTAGTAGCTAAGGGAGTGAGATTATTTAAGGAGTGGCCTAATCATCACACGCATTGTTATGTGTGGCTTGGAGACGTTGATTTTGCCGCATTGTACCCATCGCTATGCGTCGCACTAAACATATCTAGACAGACTAAAGTATCCACTATATTGGCAATCAAGGCGCCTTGGGTACAGTCCAGGTATCAGAGTGACGTAGCCATCGAGACCTACTGTAGCTACCTTATTACGCCAGATTCCACAGGATACGAATTGGGAACTGAATTCTACAACCTTCCTACATATTCTGAACTAGATAAAGAATTTGAAGAATATCTAAAAAATAAATGATGAGAGAGAGAGAGGCGTAAGCCTCTCTCTCTCTCTTAGTCCTATGGTAATACATGACTTACTATTTTAGTCAGTTAAATTAGTCGGACGTCTTAACAATCTTATTAACTTTATCTTCTGCCCAGTCAGTAACCGATTCGGTTATCTCACCTTCTGATACACCAGCCGCCGCCAGTAGGAATACTACCGCACCCATAGACTGGGGGTATCTCAGATATGTTTCTGCGATAGCCTCTTGTAGAATTCTGTTATTTATATGAATAACCTTATCTAGATACATAATCATAATCTCCGCTTAATTATGAATTTCACTCAATTTACCAACTGTATCTTTAGCAATCTGATCAGTAACCTTACTGATATAGACCATGACGTTTCTATCAGGCTCATTGACTGGATCGTAGTTCTTGAATACTTTCAGTAATACTGAAGCAATGATCTGTGCTGTGATATCATGTTGTTCCCACACTTCGATACCATATTTGTCAGCATTTGTAGATAGTATCTTATTAGATCTACTGGTGATAACATTACCTAGTTTGAGTACTGTGTGTTCTAGCTCAGGAGTATATAGTGTCTTATATAGTAGACTCAGTAGTTCTTCTTTAGTAATCTCATGATTGATACTCTTAAGATGATCCCAAATGGGAGTCGTAATCTGAAATATAATCCAGATAGCATTGATAATGATATAGTCTTCTTTGTATATAGTCAGATCACTGCTATGATGATCCTTAGTACCTCCATTATCCGCCACCCAATATAAGAACAGATCACTTTTGCAAAACGCAATGATTTTCTTAACACAATTATCTTTACCAAACGCTTCAGCGATCGTCGAACCCCACCTTTTTAATGTATGATTATTCCTAGGGACAGTCTTTGCCGTGAGTGATAAGAAGTTTACTACTAGGTCATTTAGGTTACTGTAGCATTCTTTTCCAATGGATTGAGTAGCTAATGCCAGTACTTCTGTGTTAGATAGATTGTCACTAATCATCTAGATTACTCCTAATTAATGTCAAACCAGTAATATAGCGATTCGATTTTAATGAGTATTAGATAGAAGTCTTTATTATGATGATGCTTTCTAATGA